TCAGTCGCCCTGAACGCCCGCGACAGCGCCGCCGAATAAGGCTTCAGCTCGTCTTCCGGCATCGGGCGCCGCGTCTTTGATCCAGCGTCCGTATCGTTGCTCGATCATCTTCAGGCTGATATGGCCCATCTGGCTAGCAACCCACATCGGCGGTTCGCCGGCCGACAGCATCATACTCGCGTAGGTGTGCCGAGTCTGATACGGTCGACGATAGCGCACCGCGGATTTTTCGATGGCGCGGTTCCACGCAAGCCAGATCACGTTGTCGCCGCTCCACGCCTCGCCGGTCCGGGGGTTTAGGAAGATCGATCCGCCGATAAGCAGAGTGAATCGCTTCTGGTCGTCGAGGGCTGCGAGGGCTGGTTCGAGCAGCTTCACATTGCGCCGACTGCCGCGCGTCTTCGTGTCCTCGACCTTCTTCGCGACGCGAGCAGCTCGCGTCCGGGCACGTTGTACGCGAACGATTCCACGTTTCCAGTCGATGTCGCCCCACTGGAGGGCGATCAGCTCGGACGTTCGCAGGCCAGTCCAGAACGCAAACTGAAACAGATTCCTTTCTTGTCCGGCCATCGCGCTGAGAATCGCGGCCTGCTCCTCCGCGGTGAATGGATCGACATCGTCGTCTCGGCCTGGTGCTTCGTTTCGCTGGTAAGTCCACCCATACAAAACGTTTGTCTCGACGATCTCATCCTGCAAGGCTTCAGCGAGTGCCGCCCGGAAGACCGATAGCACGTTGGTCATGCGCTTATTGCCGAATTTCTGCTTCGCTGCCCATTCGCGCACGTGGGAACGACGTACATCGGACATTGTGAGGTGGCCGAATGCTGGCTTCAGTGTCCCTTTGATGATTTTCCTGTAACCCTCGATCGTGCTGGCGGCGAGAACATTCTCCTGCCGGTCGAGCCACGTGTCGAGGAACGACTCCACCAGCAGAGCATCGCCTTGCCGCTCGACGAACCGAGCTATCCGTTTCGACTCCGGGAAGGAAACTCGGTAGTCGAACGTTCCGTTTGCGATGGCGGTGCGAACCGCGCCGAGAAAATTGGCGGCTGCTTTTAGGTTAGCGGGAGTGGGCTCGAGGCGGATGCGCTCGCGACAACGGACGCCCTTATAGGTGAAGGTGACTTCGATCGAACTGCCACTAATGGCGCGGACACCCGTGCCGTTTCTACCCATCTTTCATACCCCTCAATATCAATTAAAATGCGCCCGTCCGGCGCCTTCACCCACAGTTGACCTTCTAGCCACACGCCGTCACGGCGTTTGGATTTCACTGCGTCTTCCGTATAGCCGGTCATTTCACAGAACTTGAGTACCGTGACGTACCGGGATGCGAAGGCGGCGATCATTGCCACGTCTCCCTAAATCTGATCTGTGTGCGGTCATCGAACCGGTGATCGCTCGACGGCCTTTTGATGCACTGCCGTTTCGGGCTAAATCGGTCCATTTTTCTGCTGTTGCTCATGCTAGGATTTCCTGAATTTCGATTTCAAAACTCATGGGGATGGCTGTGGCGTTCGAGACGATTAAGGCGTGCGCCGAGTGCACCGAACTGCACGGGCAACCATCGACCGTAAAGCCGAAGCATCTCGTGATGGTCGGCGCCGGCGTGTTCCAAGGCGAATGTCGAGAAGAGCACTACGAGTGCTCGACGTGCGGTGCTGCGTTTGCCCGTGTTTTGACGGGCGAGACTGCGTCCCGAGTATGGATTGCGGTGAATTCAATCCAGCACTGACGCCCACGCACGTTGCGCCGTCAGACTCATGAAATCCGGGAGTGCTACGATCGCCCCGGTTCGTTTCATGATCGCATTCAAATGCAGCATTTGTTCACGATTCGCGGCTATCACGTCGACTGCACGCCGCGCGCGACTGAAGACGGTCAGTTCGCCGCACAGGTGACGTTCACCTACATTGGCTACAACCCGGAAGCGTCGTTCAAGAATCTCGGGACGTACGAAACCGAAGAGTCGGCCGTCGAGCGGGCGCGTTCGTTCGCTGTCGAGTGGCTCGCGCGATACGGTTGAGGCCGGCTATGCTCAAGCGATTCACGTACCGCGGCTACGACGTTGAGATCGAGGCGATCGAGCGCGAGGGCGATGCGCTCGGCCCGCGTGTGCTGGTCGGCATGTCGATCGTCCGCGTGCGCGACGGCGAGGTGCTGTTTCGCGAGTCGCCGATTCGTGTGCTGCCGGCCGGCGTGACCATCACGTCCGAACTGGCGATCGAGTACCGAAGAGACGAGGCTCGAAGACGGGTAGATGATGCGACGGCTCGGTAGTGCTTTCTTGAGTCTCGCAGTTTTCGAGGCTGGCGCGCTCCATCGGGCCGCTGAACTAGATCGGACGCTCTTTCATCGATCTTCCGGGAATTCGTTGTGCGTGCGGCCGTCGAGCAGCCGGCCGGCGGCTTTCTTGCCGACGCGCTCTGCATAATGGACGCGTTCGCCATTGAAGCCGTGTCCGCCTGCCAGATTGATCCAGCGGCCGGGTAGGCGAGCCATGCGATCGCACCGACGATAGTCCGGATCGTCCCGATCGCGGTCGTAGGCGAGAGAGTGTTCACCCCATTGCTTGAACAGGAACGGCACATCTGCGGCAGCGCACTGGTCGCGCAGCGACCGAGCCCAGTCGGGATGCATCGGGCGGGCGCCGTGGCCGCTTTCGCCGCCGGCGATCACCCAGTCGACACCTCGCAGCCCACGAGAGGGTGCGTCTACGATGTTCCCATTCATGTCCGACCAGAGAGCCCCGCTCGACACCAGATCCACGGCCCCAAGCAGCGGCTCCATCGACAGGAAGCGTACGCGCGCGGGTACTGCGAGCAGCTTCGGAATGTCTCGTTCGGCTTCTTCCTGATTTACGATCGTCGCGCCGAGCCAGACGTTCGACGGAAGAAGGTCGCATAGGGTTGTCGCTTGAACCATCTGCTGAACGTTTCCAATGCGCTTCGTAAGCAAGAGCCAGTCGAGATTCGGCGTGTCGACAATAAGGTCGAACAGGTCGCGGCGCCAGGCCGGGTCGATTGCGTTGTCGAACACGTCCGCGAGCGACGCGCAAAAGACGCGCTGGCGCCGGCCCTGCGCGGCGAAGAACCGCTCGTGCGCGGCATTCCACGCGAGCGGCTTACGCCAGTTTGCGACTGACGTGCGACGCCGCGGCGCGCCAGCGCCCCAGTTCACGGCCGAGCCGCCACCGAAGCGCGCATTGCGCGCCTCGGCATAACAGTGGTCGCATCCCGGACCGACCTTCTGGCAACCTTCCCACGGGTTGAACGTGTGGTCGCACCATTCGATTTTGCTGTTCTCGCTCACGATTTGCTCCCTTGGGTGCGGGCGGCGTCTATCTTGAGATACTCGGCATACTCTGGCCAATATTTCGCGATGCTTTCCGTGTGTTCGGCTGCGGTTCCATCCCATTCGATAACGACAGCAGTAACGGTCGGCCAGTGGTCTGGATCGTGCCCATCAGCAACCGACTGTGCTCGTTGCTTCGCGAGATATTCTCCCCAATACGTGTTGAATGCGGCGGCAACAGCATCGGCCTCATCCTTCGACGGCGCGGCCACAATATCGTCCGGGCCTTGAATATTGAGCATCCAGAGTTTGGTCATTGCTTTTCTCCCGCTCGGGCGGCGTTGATTAGCCGATACACTTCCTGCAATTCCGAGGCGCGCTTGATCACACCATCACGGTTGATGATCGCGAGCAACTCGACGACGCGCGCCGGCACACGCACGTAGTCCGTCACCTCTCCGCTCGGCTGCTGCGTGGGATCGGAGAGAACGGCGCGGACGAACGCGAGCAGGTCGAGCTCATGTTCTTTGGCATTGCGAGAATAGTCGCCACCGTAGTCAATGCGGTACTTGTCGGCTAACTCGAGGATTCTCTTTGCCATCACTTCTCCGCTCGACTGTTTCGCTAGCCGCTGTTTAAGGCCCGCGATTTCCGCCGACTGTGCCGCGAGATAACGGTTTTGGTCTTCGCGCTCGCGCTCGTAGGAAGCGAGCTTGGCCTTGAGTTCGTCAATTTCGGTGCTCGCCTGCTGCGTGGAGGCGAGAAGGGCTTCCCACAGTTCGATTTCTTCTGGCGTCGCCGGGCGACAGCCACCGCCCTTATATGTGAGCACGCTGAACTCCCCGTCGCGCTCGATATGGAACGTCAGCTTACCGGTCATGGTCGGCTCCATTGAGAAGGGCGGCACGGTCGAGACGTTCGAGTTCGGCGAGGATCAGTGCGCCGGCCGTCACGAGATCGCGGCGCGGCGTGGTCGGCTTCCACCAGTTGTGCATCCATGGCCAGAATGACGGCAACGGGTCGGCCCACGCGACACCTCCAGCATTTGCCGCATAGCAGGCTGCGGCCAGCGCGATTGCACCATGCTGATACTGGTCGTCATGCTCCGGCGTCCAGCCCTCCGCTTCTACCTGCCGGCGGCGCTCGGCGAGCATGTCGCGCGCAGCGTCCGTCAGGCGCGCCTCTCCCGCATCGGCGGGGGCGCTGACGGCGTAGCACGGAATCGAATACGGCCGCACCGATGATGCAGTAGCGCCACCATCTGCCAATGCGCGTTGCTTTTGCGCGGCGGTGATTGCCCGGTCGTCATCAGTCATCCATGCAATCGGCTCGCGCGCCTCTGCCGGTGCGTCGGCCTTCTTCGCGATCCACTCGATTAACGACACCTGATCTCGCCTCCAGTCGATCTCGTCGTGCACATAGCCGAAGCGCTCGCAGAGCCGACGATGGAAGTTTTTGAACTTGTGCGTATCGTCCGGTGCGTCGGCCTGTGCGCGATACAGATCGACTTCGAGCCGGAGAACCTGAGCAGCCCGCACGACGCGTTCGATGGCGTTGAGGCCGTCGTCGGTGTCGACTTCATCGTCCCCGATGATCGTCGCGTAGACGGTGGCCAGCGTCTCCGTCATCCGCTTCGCGACGTATGCTTCTTCGCCGAGTGCGTCGGCCTGCGCGGGTTGCGGGGCGGTGTCGGTTACGGCAAGGAGCACAAAATCTCGCCATAGGGAAAGTTCCGGCGATGCAGGCTTGGGCTCGACTCGCAGGTACTTTTTTGCGAGACCGATCATCGCTTCGTCGTTCGCCCAACCGTCGCCTAGAGTATGGACATCGGCTGACAACGCTTGGAGGGCGACGGTCACTCGTGATGCCTGCGCGGGTTGCGGGGCGGCGAGAAGCGCGCGCGCGAAGGACAACACCGTACTTGCGGCAATGCCGTGATAGACCTCAAGGTCTACGTCTACTTTTTCCTCGAATAGTTGGATGATCCCCTCGTCGGTCAGCGCCACCGCCTCCTCGGCGGGCGATGCTGCCGCGCTGGTGTCCCTCAATACGTGCTGAACTAGTGCGTCGAGCGCCATAACACTGCCAAATTCGACGATTCCATCCTCTTTGACGCGGCCGCCCACATGCGCGATCCGCTCGCCTAGCGTCATACCTCCTGTTGGCGTGGGCTGTTTCGTGCTCGCGCCGCAATCTGCGCACTTGCCATCGGCCCATGTCCATTGATGGGTGCACGCCGCCCGCTCGTCGGCCGGCGCTGCCGACGGCTCGCCATCACCCGATTCGAGATAGAAGCACCCAGCGTCGTTGCACGCCTGCGCGGTAGTCGATCCGCAGCGCTTACACGCGCCGTCGGCCGGCGCTGCTGCGGGCAGCTCGACACGGAAGCCGCCAAACAGGTGCGCGACGAACTCGGTCAGGATGAATCGATCTTCGGCGTTCGGTTCGCGCGAATCGTTGTTGTCGCCGACGATTTCGAATGTCTCGATTGCAGCGAGGGCGTCCTGTGCCGTCAGCAGTGCGGGCTGCTCGACAGGAGATGCGGCGAGAAAATACATACGCTTTCGCAGTTCGTATGCCTGGTCAGTGATTCTCGTTGCCAGCTTCTTATCGGTACGGCCGTGCGACAGCAGGCCAGCAGCCGTTACAACATCCATCAGAAACTGATTGATTCCCGTCAGCGCATCAGCGCGGCTCTGTTGTTGGTCGTTCATGGTCGAACCTCGATTCAAGACGGTTTGCGGATCTCGACCGCACACGGCGTGGTCATCACTTCGTGCAAAGCCGCTTCAAGCCATCCCATGACCCACTCATCGCCCACGACGCTTCGAAGCAGTTGGTAAGCGGACAGCAGCGACGCGGACAAGTAGGAGACCTTCTCTGATTCAGTCATCGTGGCGATGCCGTTGCGGGTGTAGTCGTCCAACACGAGCTTTATCATCCGCATATCTTCGGCTTTCTCGGCGTTGCCGTATGGCGCGTCAGCGCAGCTCTTCTCGGGTTGCGCTGCCTCGTCATGGGCAATGGGCCGGGCAGGATGGGCAATCAACACCTCGAGTAGCCCATTCGCTGCATCTGCGTCTTCGGCACCGCGGCCGCGAAGGCGGTCTTCTGCGCGTTCGATCAACCCTCGCTGCTCGTCCGTCAGCGCCGCCGGAGTAATGAGCTGCGCCTCGGTGCTCGCGTTCGTCGATTTCTTCATCACGCTCAAAGTTCCTCCAACAGCTTGTCGATCGGCTTGCGCGATTGCAGGACGACGAGAGCCATTTGTCTCTTACCTTCGTCGAACCCCGCCCGATAGGCGGCTTGTTCTGCGGATGTGCGCCCGGTCGGCTCCGTTGTATGCCGTGTGCGATCGCGGCGCACCTTGGGGGGAATTGCACGTGCAAACAGCGCGTGCGGGCCGTCTTCGGTGTCGTAGATCTCGAGCAGCACCCAACCTTCGCCATCGGGTGGTGTCGGCGTCCATGCGCTACAGTCGACGCGCTCGTGGTACTGCTCGTAGCTTTCGGCATCGACGTCGGATTCCATGCTGATGAATGCCGATTCGATGCCGAACGCTTCAAGGAACCTGTCGACGCGTACATCCTCGTCGCAGAGGGGAAGCTCGGGATGCGTCAGCCAGCCTTGTTCATCGCGCTGGATCTCGCGCGGTGCGAGCAGCTTTGCTCGCAGCCCTTCGAGCGAAACGAAGCCGTCGAAGAGCGATTCCCGTGTCGCGGTCGCGAGGTCGAGCCGAAGAGCCTTTGCTTGCTTCAGTATCTCGTCGCGCTGCGGAGACTCAGGCAGCCTGTCGACAGCGCCGACAAGCTCGAATGCGTACTGCGTCAGGTTCACGATGCCGTTCGCGCGCGGTGTCGTCTTATTCGTCATGTCGTGCCTCCGTTCAATAGTCGCGGCCGGGGTAGTAGGTATTGATGCTGTTCTCGTCGCCGTCGATAATCAGCCTCGTGCCGGCGGCATAGAGCTGGAAAAGGCGGCGCTTGAAACCATGCATGGGGCCGGCAAACAGCGTTTTGCTCGGGTCTTTTTGATCGATCTGAACGCTGTACACCCGGCCGTCGTGGACGTCGATCCGATACGGGCATTTGTAGTATTCGGTGTTGCTCTCCTTGTCCAGGTAGACGTGGTAGAACTTCGAACTGGCGAGACCCTCTTCGCGAACAATCAGCGTGATCCGATCCGACTCATCGCACGAGCACGGGAGGTACTGGCGATTGGTATGCTCGTCCTTGATGAATTCATCGACGAGTTGCGAGAGCTTGATTTCGGCCGGTGCGGGCGCGAGCAGCTCCTTCATCTGCTTCTCGATCTGCGTTTCGATTGTCGCGTTCAACTGCGCGTCGACCTGCTGTCGGATGATCTTGAGAATGAGGTCGTTGTATCCGGGCAGACCAAGGTTATGCAAATCGACTTGCAGCGCGGTTTTGACGTGCTCTTTCAATTGCTCGCCGAAGGTCGAGTACGAGCGGAGTTCTTCGTCGAGGATCGAGGTGATCGTCTTCGTCAACTTTTCTTCGATCGCCTTCTCGATCGCGCCGGCCGCGACGATGTTCGAGAAGGCAGTGGAGACGGCTTGTTGCAGTTCTTTCATGGCTTGGCCCTTATGCACGTCATTGGAATTCGAAAAAGGTGCTGGTCCGTACAGGCACCAGCTCAAGCAGGGGTTCAAGGGCGGACACTCAGCGCTCGCATAAGGCAGCGTTGCATGAGTGCTTGGCATCAATTTGAGGGAATGGCGGGACCCAACCGCCACCGCCGAGCGTCCGCTCTTGAATCTCCGCAGAGGAAAAAGAGGGTGCCGAACTGGCCACCCTTAAAGGCCGCCCATATCCGAGGGGAGAGCCGGGCGCGCGCTCAGAATTTCGTTACTTGATCTGGACGAACGGGACGCTGCTCGAGCCCATGTACTGGGGGAGCTTGCCGTCCCATTTCTCGATCGCCATCTGTTGCAGGATTTGGCTGTTCTCGCGTAGTGCTTTCGCTTTCACCTCAAGCGCTTCGGCCTCGCCCTTGGCGATCGCGACTTGCTTTGCCGCGTCCGCCTCGGCTGCACGCAGTTCGTTCTCCTTCTGCTGCGCGATCTGCGTCGCTGCGATCTTCCCGTTGATCGAGTTCATGACCTGCTCGGGGAGGCGCATCTGATTCACGAAATAGACCTTCTCGACACTGATTCCGACCTTCGCGGCGTTCGCCTTTACCTCGTCCTCGACGCGCTGCTGTAGCGCCGCCTTGCCCCTGCCGTAGACGTCCTCGACCGCCATCGACGCGCCGGCGAGATTCAGGGCGTCGCGCACGATCGCGCGCAGGTAGACGCCCGTGATCTCATCGACTCCGCGCCGATACTTCTGGAACACCTTGGGCGCGTTCTCACGCGGGATCGCGTAGCTGACGCCGATGTCGGTGTTGACCGACAGGCCCTCCACCGTCTGGAACGTGAACGACTCGTCGGACTTGCCAGCTTTGTCCCACACGTAGGACTGCGTGAACGTCGGGAAGATGAACATGTCGACGTTGGGCCCGTTGAAGTAGCGCCCGGGCCCCTTCACTTCGACGTTGACGCCGCGGTCGTCGCCGTAGCGTTGCACCTTCACACCGACGTAGCCGGCCGGGACGTTGTCGCAGCCGGCCGCGAGGAACATCGTCGGCGCGAGGATCAGAATCAGAAACAGGCGTTTCACTTGGTCTCCTTGAAATGAGGGGGGATGAATTTCACAAAGGCGGCGGCATACGCCAGCCACACGAACGGCACGGCGAGCAGGGTGATGCTGCTGTCCTGATTCACCAGCCACGGGGTGACGATCGACAGCAGCACGAGAAACAGCACGGCCGCGACGATGAGCTTCGAAGCGGTTTTGATTGGTATCTCCGGTAAAAAATGGCGGGGCGCGCATATGGGCCGCCCCGCCGAAAGGCCGCGCTTATCCGAGAGGAAATCCCGCGCGCGGCGGGCGGGGAACTGCGGTGTGTGGCTTGCGTCGGTCAAAAAAACCAGGCGCCCGGGGCGCCGCGATGTGCGTGGCTATGAGTAGGTCGTCGTGCTAGGATTTGCCGAAAAGCGAACGGGTGGACAATGAAGAACTGGAAGTCCGTGTCAGCCGTGCTCGCGGGCACGGCGGCGGTGATTGGGGTTTCGCTGTTCGGTGCGACGTCTGCAGGGACGCAGCCATACAAATCCGATTACATGGCCAGTTGGATGCAAGCAATTGGGTCTATTGCGGCAATTGCTGGTGCGTACTGGGTTGCCGAGCGTCAGGGGAGGCAACAACGATTGCACGCGTTAGAAATGGATCGTTTGGCTCGGCAGAGGAGTTACGAAGCATTTCGCGCAATCATGGAAAATGGCTACAAGCGAGCCAGAGACCTCACATGCACAGCGACCGGACTCAAGAAAGATGCGTTTGTCGATTATTGGAAGCGAGCCGAACGGCAGTTTATGGACACGATAAATGCTCTTTCGATGGTGCCACTTTACAGCCTTGGTTCGTATGAAGCGGTCGACTCGCTCATTGGTATGAAGGATACCTTGGCAAATATGAAAGAAGCGGTCGAAGCGTATATCTCACCATTTTTTGCCTCTGAGCCGCTCGACGAGGCAGGATGTCGAGCGAAGATGACTTTGCTGATGAACAACGCGGAGCACTTCCTCCGATTGTTTTCGTCAGTGGCATCAAGAACCGATTGATTTATTGACGGGAATCTCTTTTCGTCGTGAGTTGCGAAGTGCGTCTGTATAGCCAAGTCGGTAGCCAATCGCTATCGACCGTGGCATGCGACCACGTGCTGCGTCATTCCAGCCCGTCGCGTACTCGGTAATGCGCAATTGCTCCATGCTCAATCCAGGATGAGTAATGCCGAGTGGTTTGTGGCGCCTTTGGGCCGCGGGGTGCGTTCGGTATCGACGGCTCGCGCTATCAGGTCGCGCGCAACTTCGCGCAACAGGTGCTCGACAAGCGCGCCGCGAGGCAGGCGGCACAGTTCGAGGAGGTTCTTTGCGGGTTGGCTCACGATCTACCTCCTAGACCTTGAGTCCGACCGTACGCAGGAACATGCGTCGGTCGTAATCGAGTTTCATGCGGGCCGCGTGTCGCATGGCATGAGCGCGGCCGATGTTCTCGCTGTACCGATGAGATAGGCCGAGTACCGCCCACGTCTCACGGCTCGCGTTTGCGCTGACTTCGAGGTCAGCTGCTGCGTTTTCGAGCCACTCGACCGACACGGTCGGCAGCTTCCGTTTCGATTCCACTGGATCTCCTTTCGAAGAGTCACGATTATGATCCTCGCTTCCCCTCATGATTTAGTAGTTCGAATTCAATACAACGATCAGGGCGTAACACCAATCGATCTGCTTCCTTGTCAGTTTTCATGGGATGGGGCCACTGCCGCGACTTCCGGCTTCGCTTTCCCCTCCGAACGACAATCCGGCTATCTCGCGAACCGCCACGTGCGTCGCGACCAATTCCGGCGTCCTCTGGCTCCCTCGCCGCGGCCAGACCACGTCCGCATCGGCAGGGCCCCATCTCATGAAAGCTGAGTGGTGTCGGGCGCTACCCCGTTTTTCGGCTACACCGTTGAGCCGACCGGTTGCTCCCTTGCGGGTCCCGGTACGCTGGCACTCTTAAAGATCGATCCGCCGGAGCGGTGCAGCGAGCAAGGCTGCGGTATGGATCGAAGAATAAACAAGAGTTTATCAAGAGTCAACAAAAGTTTGTGTCTGTGTGGGAGGGCAAGTTCGACCGCGTGTGGCGAAGACGCGGATCAGCCTGTAAATTCTTGGGAGGAATTGGACGCAATCATGAAAATTCAACCTCTCCCACCTCTTCAGTGCCTTGTTTTCTTCGACGCAGCCGCAAGACACGGCAACTTCACGCGAGCAGCCGAGGAATTGAATGTGACGCAAGGCGCGGTTAGCAAACAGGTTGTGAAGCTCGAGACGTTTCTTGGGACAACTCTCTTTGTCCGAGATGCCAAGGCCTTGCATTTGACTCGCGCGGGCCAGCAGTACGCTGATCGGGTGCATGCGATTTTGGCCGACTGTGTCGAGGCAACTGCACTTGTGATGAAGGAGCAGACTCCGCACAGCCTTACTATTGCGTGCGCGTCCGGCACTGCAACATTGTTTTTGGCGGATCGGATTGCCGAGTTCAGCGCGGAGCATCCGGAAGTCTCCGTGCGAATTCTTGTTCGAGAAGGCGTGTTCAATTTGAACGCGGCCGAATTCGACATTGGCGTCTACTACATTCGCGACGTTCCTCCCCCCGGCATTGCTGGAACGGCGATCATCGCGGAGGACGTTCACGCATACTGCGCGCCGACGTTTCTCGCGGGGCGCCGCGTGCCTCCCCAGGACTTGATGGAGGCAACTTTACTTGTTGCGGAGGAACAGCAGCGTCAGTGGATGGGATGGCGAGATTGGTTTCGCCTGACTGTTGGCGAAATCGGGTTTCGTCCGGCTCGAACTATTTCTGCGAACAGCTACCCAGTACTGCTGCAACTGGCACTGCATGGGCACGGAGCAATTTTGGGCTGGAAGCATATGATCACGCCACTTGTTGAGAGCGGGAAGCTGGTTTTAGCGTCGGATGCGCATGCAAGCTTCGGCGGCGCGTATCAGGTCATCTGGCCTGCGGATCGCCGAGACACGCCCGCGGTCACGATGTTTCGCGAGTGGCTACTGACGCATGTATAAGTCATACGATTGGTTCAATTTGCATCATTCCTTATGGTCAGGCTGCCCCGAGAATTTTTCATAGTAAGTAATTCGTAAATAGACGTAATATTTCGTGCGCGATCAAATCTTGTTTGATAGCCGTAATAACTCAATAATCCGAGGGCACGAAATAATGCAAACATCAACGTACGCGCGCGAGGCCGCGCCGAGTGCGAGCTCCGACACGCATCGGAGAGCTGTAATCGCCGTCATCGTCGGAAATGGTTTCGAATGGTTCGATTTCATTTCGTATAGTTTCTTCTCAGTCATTATTGCGAAACTATTTTTCCCGTCGACGGACGACAACCTGTCTCTGTTGCTGTCGGTTTCGACGATTGGCGTAGGCTTCTTTATGCGTCCGATCGGTGGCATCGTGATTGGCGGAATTGCGGATAAAGTGGGGCGCCGAGCAGCACTTACGGTCACGATTGCATTGATGACCGCCGGGACGGCGATGATTGGATTCGCGCCGACATACAAAGATGCAGGGCTTGGTGCGCCACTGATGATTGTCGTCGCGCGTCTACTTCAGGGATTTTCGGCTGGAGGGGAAATGGGAGGTGCGACAGCGTATCTTCGCGAGCGCGTGCCGGCCGAGCGGCATGGATACTACACGAGCTGGATTCAGGCAAGTATCGGGTTCGCGATTATCCTTGCGTCAGTTCTTGCGGTGTTTATCGTGAAGTGCCTCGATGAGCAGCAGATCGAATCTTGGGGCTGGCGAATCCCCTTCCTTCTCGGACTCGGTCTCGGCCCGGTCGGGATTTATATCCGCAGTAGGCTGAACGACCCTGGCTTTCCCGCAGACCAGCGTTTGGGCGAGTGTGCGCCGGTCGTCGAGGTCGTCAGGAGCTTTTCGCGTGAGGCGCTTGTCGGATTTGGTTTAGTCGTCTTCTGGACGGTTTGCTCTTATGTCCTACTGTTCTACATCCCGACCTACGCTTCGAAGGTTCTGAAACTCCCGTCTTCTACGGGTTTCATCGCAGTGCTTGTCGGCGCGTCAATTGTTCTCTTCGTCACGCCTTTGATTGGACACCTTTCCGATCTGTTTGGGCGCCGCTGGTTTCTTGCGGGAGCGTTGCTCGTTGCGATCGTCGCGGCTTATCCGCTGTTCGCTATGTTGAATGCCGCACCAGGGTTGAAGTCGTTGCTCGTGTTCCAGGTGGTGTTCGGGCTCGTTATCGCCAGCTACGAGGGGCCAATCCTGGCGTCGCTTAGCGACATGTTTCCAGACGGGGTTCTGTCGACTGGGATTTCGATCTCGTACAACCTCGCCGTGATCACGTTTGGTGGATTCTCCGCCGCGATCATTACGTGGGCGATTGCGACCACGCACAACAACCTCGCGCCGGCATTCTACGTGATAGCAGCGGCCATCGTGAGCTTGATATCCGTGTCTCTCTGGCAACCTCGCAGGAAGTAGAGCCGATTGGGCGGGCCTCTCGATGGACGATGCCGAGAGGCGCGCACCCTGCGAACGTTCAATCAGACCTACGAGGTGGCCACTTGAAGAAATACAACAGGGAGTTTGCCGCGGGGGCGTTGCAGTCCGTGAGCCTTATTGCAAAGGATCTCGGGATTCTCGCGGCAGAGAGAATTCGACATTTACAAGCGATCTTCTCCGCGATTGATGCACTGTCGGATCGGTCGGATCAATCACGCATTACGAGCGACCTTGCGCGGTGTGGGAGATGGATTGCAGGGGATGTCTGCGGTGACATTGACGACGCCGTCGAGTCTATAGCGCAAACATTGCAAGACGTCCACTAACGATCGCTGCGAAAGGCGGCTATCAGGGCCGCGACTTTTTCTGCGTCCGCAATGGGCAGCTCGAGGAGGTCGCGGACGGCCTGCTGTATCGACTCAGGAGCAGCATCAAATCTCTCCTGAATCTTCACCTTCTTCCCAGCCCCGACAGGCGGTTTTCGCGATCGACGCAGCGCGTCAAGTCCCGCGCTGTCGAGGCGCGACAAATCGTCCTCAAGCAACACGTTCAAATCAACCCGGAAGTGTTTTGCTAGCTGTGGCGCAAGATCCGACCGGCTACTGTCGCGCTTTTCCAGCGCATAGATCGGCTGCTGTGATTCGATGCCGATAGCGCGCGCAAGGTCCGGACGGGTTTCGCCCGTCAGGGTGCGTAGTCGTGCGACGTTCTTTCCGAGTGCCATGAGCCGGACTCTATAAACAATTGTATATTCGATCAATAAACGAGAGTTGACTGACGATAAACTATGGTTTATCGTTCGCGCATGAACACTCCGTCGCAACTCTCACCATTCGAAACGTTGTGCCTCGCAGTCAGCCTTTGCGACTCGCAAGCCGACTTTGCGAGGAGGGTCGGCGTATCCCCCCAAGCTGCAAGTAATTGGATTAAGCGGGACCGCCGTGCGCCGATCGAAGCTTGTCCATTTGTTGAGCGCGCCGTTGATGATCCGCGCGTCGTGTGCGAAACGCTCCGGCCGGACTACCAAGGTTGGGTCGTCTTGCGCCAACTGATGCTGCGCGGCGACGAGAGCTTGCGGGAGCAGAAGGAGCTCGCGGGATGACGCCCTCGGGTTCAATGAAGTAAGGGGCGAAATCGCTTTCAGTTATTTACCTTGTTTGGGTTAAAGATATCCTGCGGCCCATCAACAAAAGGAGGTTGCCTGACATGGCACTGACGCAAGAACACATCCGGCAGAGCCGGGAGATGCAGCGTGCCTGGATCAAAAAGCGGCTTCCGCGCGAGGTCCGCGAGGCTCGCCGCAAGAGTCGGTTCGAGCGGGTCAACGGAAAGCTCCGTCTCAAGAATTCGAATCTGCGCCGTGCGGCTCGTGAGCGTCTTGCATGGCTGGCGCTCAGCGAGTTCCTGCCGATGCAGATCAAGGCTACGACTATCGGTGAGGGGGCATGAAGCAGTTGTATGCACGATTCGTTCTCTGGCTGATCCGGCCGGCGGTCAATGCCGCCATCGCTGACTCGGTAAAGCCCGGTGGTCAGCTTTGGCGGTTCGAGAATCACGGTGGCAAGGCGCTCAGTTCACGACACGTGGTTTCCGTTGTAAAGGCGACTGGGTCGTTGGGCGAGAAGACCATCCGAGCCGAGTCCGCTACAGAACTACCGGTGTATGAGACTGAGTTGAGCGATCGAGTTACTCGCGCGGTACGAGAGTCAATTGCGGCTTCTCGTCGGCCGAGCTAGCAATTCCGACTGCGGTCGTGAGAGCAACTTTGTAGCGTCGCTCGATTTCAGATTGGCCCTCGATGGAATCGCGTGCCGTCGATAGTGCCTTTGTCAAGACGCGGCGGATGTCGGGCAGATCGGGTTCGAGGTATTCGATGAGTGCTGATACGAGCATTCGCGCTGCAAGTGCGTTTTCTTCCTGGTCTGCGTTGTTGTTCATGAGGGCCCCCCGTATAGGAATGGTCGTGTGAGAACTGCCAATTCTAAGACGAAAGCTCGGGACCCTCGCCCAATGCAGTAGATCGCGCCTGCATGGCGCGGTTGAGGAAATTGAATTTTCGTTCGCATCATAGGGACACACTGTAGTAGTCCTTACCGCGACAAACAACGTTCAGATGAGGATTGAATGAACATCATCGACGCCGCATACGCGGTTGTTCACGATTACCCGGGCGGCAGTGAGTCGCTCGCGCCGCGTCTCGGTATGTCGGCGGCGGTGCTGCGGAACAAGGTGAACCCGAACAACGCTACGCATCACCTCGGGCTTGCTGACGCGGTTCGCGCGACGGACGTGACCAACGACGATCGGATGCTCGAAGCGTGGGCTGGCGAGCGTGGCTACGCGCTCGTGAAATTGCCGAGCGCCGTTGACTGCTGCGACGCCGCGATCGTCGAGCTGATGGGCAAGGCGTGGTCGACGCACGGCGACGTCGGACAGGAGATCGTGAAGACGCTCGAAGACGGCCGTGTCGAGCGGCACGAGATCGAGCGCGTGGATCACCGAATTTTCAAGCACGCGCAGGTGCTTCTCGATATCTCCGCGCGGCTGCGCGGCATGGCCGAGTAGTGGGGAGCGCTTGAGTGTCGCCTACTACAACGAGCACGATCAAGTCGCCGCGGAGTGGCTGCGCAACCTCGTTGCGGCAGGCCACATCGCGCCCGGTGACGTCGACGAACGCGACATCCGCGACGTGCATCCCGACGACCTTCGTCCATACGCCCAGTGCCATTTCTTCGCAGGCGTCGGCGTCTGGTCCTACGCGCTTCGTCGCGCCGGATGGCCCGACGATCGACCTGTTTGGACGGGTTCCTGTCCGTGCCAACCTTTCTCCGCGGCAGGCAAAGGACTTGGATTTGATGATGAGCGGCACCTGTGGCCTGCGTGGTACTGGCTCATCGGCGAGCGCCGCCCTGCAATCGTCTTTGGAGAGCAGGTTGCGAGCTCGGCTGTCGACCCTTGGATCGACCTTGTTCAAGCTGACGTGGAAGCGCTGGACTACGCCTATGGGTGTGTCCCGTTTCCGTCTGCGGGCGTCGGTGCTCCGCACATCCGCGACCGGGCGTACTGGATGGCCTACGCCTACGGCCGCGCTCGCAGAGAAAGGCGTGCGCACGTTCGAGAGGGGGCTGATGGAAGCGATGCGCAATCATGGGCCGGATCTGGCGGCAGCGGCATGTCTGGCCGGCTGGCCGACACCGACAGTCGGCAACGCGGAGGGCTCGCAATCGTTCGAGGGCTTGAGCGCGACGGGCAAGACGCAGGACGGTCGCAAGGTAGCGGTGAGCCTGAATCACGTGGCGCAGTTCGCGGGATGGCCGACACCTACGTCGACGGATTTCAAAGGCGCACCGTCGAAACCGTATTCGGAGCGGGGCGGCGGCAAAAAGGGGATGCGCCTGGACGCAGCGGCACACCACTGGCTCGCAGGCTGGCCGACACCCACATCAACGGATGCGCTCCGGAATCCAACTGCGCAGTTCTCGACGACGAACATCACGTTGAACCGCGCGGCGGCGCTCCTGAAGGACAACCCCATGCCGGCTCGACTAACGGCTTCTGGCGAGCTGCTGACTGGCTCTTGTGTCGGGATGGAAAGTGGAGGCCAGTTGAATCCGGCACATTCCCGCTGGTTGATGGGTCTGCCGGTCGCATGGGACGAGTGCGCGCCGATCAAGCGCGCCTCGCCGCGCTTCGTCCACGGAAAGACCAAGGCAGCCGCCAAGGCCGACTCCGAGGGTACGGCAACGCGATCAACGCGGAAGCGGCGGTTGCGTGGATCGAAGCGTGCCGAGGAGTGATCGGATGAACTGGCTCGATCAATCCCACCGCGGAGACTGCCGTGACCTGATGCGCGCGATGATCGCCGACGGCGTGCGTGTGCAGACGATCGTGACGTCGCCGCCGTACTGGGGCCTTCGCTCGTATCTGCCTGATGGACATCCCGACAAGGGCAGGGAGATCGGCAGCGAGCCGACACTGCGCGAGTTCATCGACACGCTCGTCGGCGTGTTCGAGCTCTGCCGCCAACTGCTCGTGGACGACGGGACGCTCTGGCTGAACATGGGCGATGCCTATGCCTCATCGGGCGGACAGACGCCGATGCGCGGAGAGACGTTTGCCGGGCGCGCTCGCGCTAAGGAGAACATCTGCCTGAGCAACAGGAAAGCGGGCATCGACGGTCTGAAGGTCAAGGATCTGATGGGCCAGCCGTGGCGTCTTGCGTTTGCATTGCAGGATGCCGGCTGGTATCTCCGACAGGACATCATCTGGCACAAGCCGAACCCGATGCCCGAGAGCGTGCGCGACCGCTGCACTAAGGCACACGAATATCTGTTTCTGCTTTCGAAGAGCGAGCGCTACTACTACGACTTCCACGCGATGCAGGAGCCTGTGAGCGGTGGTGCTCATGCACGTTCGCCCGGCAATCGGTCACACAAGGCCACAAATGCATTTGCGGCGGGCGACGAGCATCACCGCACGAAAAGCGGACTCGTCGCGTACGCCGAGCGGCAGCGCGCCGCGGGCGTCAATCCGAAAGCTGTAGCGGTCGCCGGTTGGCAGACGGGACCGGGCGCACATTCGACTGTCGAGCACAACTGCGGCGCTCGTGCAAAGCGGCAGAAGCAAAACGAATCGTTCTCGGCAGCCGTCACCGACGTTGTCACGAGTCGAAATCGCCGGAGCGTCTGGACGATCCCGACGCAGTCGTTCGACGGCGCCCACTTTGCAACTTTCCCCGAGGCGCTCGTCGAACCTTGCGTGCTCGCCGGCAGTCGGCCGGGCGACGTCGTGTTCGATCCGTTCTTCGGCAGCGGCACGACCGGACAAGTAGCGCAGCGCCTCGGCCGCCGTTTCATCGGCTGCGAACTCAACCCGGACTATGAGCCGCTGCAGCGCGATCGTCTGCGGCAGCCGGGATTCGTTTTGGAGGTCATGTGAGCGAGCGCCCAACCCTCCACGTCGTTTCTCTGTCCGGCGGCAAGGACAGTACCGCGACGCTGTGCGTCGCACTCGAACAGCACGGTTCGGAGAACGTGCGTGCTGTGATGGCGGATAGCCCAGTCTCGTTCTTTCATCAGGGCACAACGGGCCATACGGGACAGGCGTCCACGATTTGGAAGGTCGTCGACTGGTCGAAGACGAGCCGCGGCGGCCGTCAATACGACCTTCTCGCGGACGCAGAACCTGCGACGGCATGCTCGTCCGCATACGGGCTCTGCGAATAGCTCCACACACCAACTATCTCAACAGGAGCCACTGATGGCCAAAAATTCAATCGACGTCTACGGGGCATCGGGCAAGGGCAACGTCCTTTCGATGGACCCCGACAAGCTGACGCTCGTCACGGACCCGAAGCACCCGCTGTACGACCGGCGCGTACATCAGGCGCCGAACCCGAAGACGGTTCGGAACTACCGCGCGCAGGGCGTGCTCGAGCCGGTGCTCTTCTACAAAGACCCGGAGACGGGCGAGAACCTCGTGATCGACGGCCGTCGCCGAGTGATTAACGCGCGCGAGCTGAACCGTCAACTGATCGATGCGGGCGAAGAGCCGATCACGATTCCGGCGATCCCAAAGCGCGTTATGCGCGACAGCGACAAGTCGTTCGTCGGAATGATGGTCAGCACGAACGAGATCCGCGAAGAAGACTCGCCGATCAACCGGGCCGAGAAGATGGCTCGCATGCTCGACGTCGGCCACACCGAGGATGCTATCGCCGTCGCGTTCGGTGTCGAGGTGCCGACCGTGCGCTCTGCTTTGAAGCTGCTCGACTGCTGCATGGCGGTGCGTGACGCTGTTGAGGCGGAACAGATCACTGTGTCGCACGCGCTGAAGCTTGCGAAGCTGTCGCCCGACGAGCAACGCGCGAAGGTTCAGGCGTTGATCGATGCCGCTGACGGCAAGGAAGGGCACGCGCGCTCGCGTGCGCAGAAGGCCGTGCTCGGCGGTACGGCGGCACGCGTACGTCCGCGTAAGCAGATCGAGGCGGCGCTCGCGGAGGCGACGGGCGAGCGCTTGGCGGCACTGCGATGGGTGCTCGGTATTGACGACGCAGCAAGCGCACAGGAGGCCGCCGAATGAGTTTCGAGCACCTCAACCGCGCTATGCGCGAGCAGTTCCCGCCGACGGCCAAGGTGATCCTGATCTTTCTGGCGCGGTTGGCCGACGAGCAGGGGAATTGCGATCCGTCGATCGACGCCATTGCGGAATTCGCGGGCGTGACGCGCGTGACCGTGTCGTCGACCCTTCGCACGTTGGAGGAGGCCGGTGCGCTGCGCATTACGCGCCGTCCCGGCCACCCGAGCGCCTATCGCTTGACTCTCGGGAGAGCGTCTTGACTCCGACCGACATCAAAGAGCCCGTTCCGGCGCGCGCTGGCGAAGTGACGCCCGTTGCGGTGACAGCTCGCGCAGCGGCCGCGCGTACGTGTCTGTCATGTGGCGCAAAGACTGACGCTGACGGCGCGTTGCCGTGCGGGCACTGAGGAGCCTATGAGCGTCAAGGTTATGAACGCGGTGTTCGAGCGCTATCCGGAAGGCGGCGGCGAGATGATTCTCGCGCTGGCACTTGCGGACCATTCGCACGACGACGGGACGCACATCTATCCGAGCGTCGACAAGTTGGCTGCGAAGACGCGCCAATCGCCGCGTGCAGTGCAGTATCAGCTTCGCCGGATGCAGCAGTCGGGCTGGCTAATTCTCGTGAGCGAGTCGAAGGGCGGGCGTGGGAATACGCGCGAATACCGAATCAATTCGGACTGGATAAACGGTGCAGAACTTGCGCCCATTTCGTCGGGTTCAAAGGGTGCAAAAAATGCACCCAATGGAAAGGGTGCAAACGACGACGTAAAGGGTGCAACTGGCGACATAAAGGGTGCAAATCACAGCACTAAAGGGTGCAAAGCTTTTGCACCCGAATCATCAGGAACCGTCATAGAACCATCAGAGAACCATCAACCCGCGCGGCGTGCGCCGCGAGTTGCGTTGCATGGCGAACTGCGATCAATCGAGCTGCCCGACTGGTTGCCCGTCGACGCGTGGCTCGACTGGTGCGAGCACCGCGAGGCGAAAGCGGCGGAGAAGTCGGCGCCGTGGACACGCCCGGCGGCGAAGGTGTCGCTGCGCCGCCTCGAGAAGCTGAGAGAGCTTGGGCATGCCCCGGCGGACTGCATCGACGAAGCGGTATTGCGCGGCTGGACGGGGCTGTTCCCGGTAAAGCCGGACGGCGCGGCGACGACCGGGCAGGACGTTCCTTCCGATTGGCACAAGAGCGCGCAAGGTGTCACTGACCGCGGTAAGCAACTCGGCATCGAGCAGCGCGAGGGCGAAGTGTTCATGCGTTTTAAGGCACGCGTCGTCAAGGCGGCCGGCCCAGGCGAGGCGATGGAGGAAATGCTGCGCGAGGCTGCCCGCTTCGGGAATGAGACCTACGAGCAGTTGTACCGGTACTTCAACGACATCCCGCGCGATCAGGAGGCGACGTGACGAAGCGCGCTTCATGGCCGCTCGTCGTTCCCGAGGGTACGGCGATGGTTGGCACGGCACGCGTGCGCGACGACCGAACTATCGGTCGCAGCTTCGCCGAGCGCGAGCTGGCGCGCCGCACGGGCAAGCAGCCGAACTCCGAATTCGACGAAATCGCATCCGGCGACCTCGACCGGCCACTCTTCACGCCGGTAATGACGGCGAAGCGCTCGAAGTACCGCAACACGAAGTGCGAGCACGACGGCATCAGGTTCGACAGCAAGCGCGAGCGGTCGCGATGGTTCGAGTTGATCAAGCAACAAGACGTCGGGCTGATCAGCGGTCTTCGGCGTCAGGTCGTCTTCGAGCTCGCACCCGGTGTGGTCATCGCAAGTCGGAAGCGCCCGGCGCTGCGTTACATCGCCGACTTCGTCTATACGCGAGACGGAGTGCAGGTCGTCGAGGACGTGAAAGGCGCGATCACGGGCGAATACCGGATCAAGCGCCACTTGATGAAGTCGGTACATGACATCGACATTTCTGAAATCAAGTAGGGAGGAGGGGTGACAACAGCGAGCATGAACCCGCAAGAGCGGCGGATCTGCAACTTCGTGAAGAACAATCCGGGCCGCACGGTGCTCGAGATCGCCGACGCGATCGACGAGAACCCGTCGACGACGAAGAAGCGCACGCCGCGGCTGGTCGAGCACGGCTATCTGCGGAAGGTCGGACGTCGGCGGCCATACGGCTATCGATGGACGGGGAAACCGTTTCCGGAGGTCATTCTCTCGTGGCGCGATCGTGAGCAGATCCGCGTCGCCGAGCAGCGCAGTGCGCGCGAACGTTCGATTCAGCTCGCTACGTTCGTTATCGGCGAAATGGTGCGGCGGGCAAGGGGAATCGCATGAAGGTCAGCGAACTACAAGGCGCTCAACTCGACTATTGGGTCGGCCGTGCGGCTGGTTGGCATCCGACGATCCTCGGCGGTCGGTGCATGCAAGGTCGGGAGACGTCACACGAATGGATCGAATATGAACCGTGGTCGCCGTCGACGGACTGGGCGATTGGTGGTCGGGTCATTGAGCGCGAGAGGATCAGCATAAATCTCTACGGCTACGGCAGGGAGTGGGGCGCGTGGACGAGGGGGAGTTGTTACGAGACGGATGCGCCAGATGGAACTGGCGCAACGCCGCTCATCGCTGCTATGCGCGCCTATGTCGCATCGAAGTTTGGCCGGAAGGTCGAGTCGTGAAGCGATCAGCGCCAATGAAGCGAACGGGATTCAAACGAAAGCGGCATTCGCCGTTCAGCAGCCTGACGCGAACGGCGACGCTGAAGCGTCAGAAGGCGATCGTGAAGCGGATCAAGCGGCCGACCGTCGCCGAGGGTTCGAAGTATTTGGCGGCGTGCCGCGGCGAACCGTGCTTTCTGCGTGTGCCGGGTGTGTGCCGTCTTAACCCGCTCGACGAAACCGTTGTGCCGTGCCACTCGAACCAATCGCGCCACGGGAAGGCCGGGGCGATGAAGGCGATAAACGAATTTACGGTTCCCGGTTGCGTCGCGTGTCACGCGTGGATCGATCAGAACCGGGTCGGCACGCCGAAGCAGGCCAAGTTCGATGTGTGGGATCGGGCATATGAGGAATGGGAGCCGGTACGGGCTTGAAAGATGGGAGAAGCAAATTGCCAGTGAGGATGTGGGTTGAGATTCCGGACGGCTCGTATAGCGTGCCGAGACATCGCGGACGTGGCGGAATTATCGTCTGTGAGCGGAAGCGCGAGATCGACGCGACAGTATTTCGAATCGCTCGAATCGCAACCGTCAAGCGCCAGTTGGTCGCGGCCGTCGAGGTGGATGCGTTTATTCCCGAAATGCATCGATCGCGCATCCCGGAGTGCGATGGCCGTTGGGTGGAGCTGGGCGTTTTTCGGACGAAGGCATACGTGCATCGCAATAGGCATTCGGGCGTGCTCGGCGCATTCATCGAGAGCGGAGATAGCGCATGGGACGTGCGGGGGATGTCGTGAGCGCCTATCTCTACTTCGACCAGGGCGAGATTGCGGAGCCCGTGGCAAAGATGGCGGTGCGTCGCAACGAAGCAAGCACGGGTCGCCGCGTCATCGCGTTTCCGGGCTGCCCGCTCGAAGGCGTCGAACTCAAGGGCGGCCAAATCGAGATGCGGTTTCCGCGCAGCGAGGAGATACGCACTGTCCTGATTAACTGGCTGATGTACTGGGGAATCCCGTTTCGAGTCCTGCCATGAACGAGCAAAACGAACCGACGATCGACGAGAGCAACCAGATAGAGGAACTGCTCGACGAGTGGTACGACTGGCAATCGGGATACACACCGAACCTCGGACATGGAAGGGTCGCCGCCACGTGCCGAGGCTTCGCCGAAGACGACCGGACCGAAACGGCGGAGGAACGCGCAGAGAAGGCCGATCGGAAGGCGGCAAAGCGGCGCGCGGAACTGGTTGACGTCTGCGTCGATGCATTGGCATGGCAGGAGCGCGCAGCGATTCAGCAGCACATGAAGGCGAAGCGCGTTAGCGAGATGAACCGGGAATGCGGTGCGCGCGTCTGGCTCAATCCTCGCCGGTCCGCTTTGCTGGACGCGCATGCGACGTATCAGCAGGCGAAGCGGTCGATTCTTGGGCCGCTGAAACGTCGCGGCCTGCTGAAGTGTCCCGAAATACTGTAGCTACAAAAATACTTGCAATTGTTATTAACCGTAACTACAATAATTTGCATGGACATCACCTTTGACCCGACCAAGAACGAAACGAACATTGCCAAGCATGGAGTGTCGTTGGCGCTTGCAGCGCAACTCGACTGGTCGGACGTGTTGTCCTACGTGGACGACCGACGCGACTACAGTGAAGTGCGCGAAGTCGGGTTCGGTGTGATCGGCGATCGCCTCTATTGCGTGGTGTTCACGCAGCGCGGCGACTCGATGCACATCATCAGCATGCGTAAGGCGAACAAGCGGGAGGTCAAGAGCTATGTCGAGCAAGCGTAAGATCGTCATGCCGACGGACGAGGAAGACGCGGCAATCAACCGCGGCATCGCGGCCGATCCCGACACGTTCGAAGTGCCGGCGGAAGACTTCGCGAAGATGACGCGGCGAGGCAAGCGTGGTCGTCCGCCGCTCGAAGCGCCCAAGGTGCAATTGACGGTGCGCTATGACGTCGACATTGTCGACGCCTTCAAAGCGACGGGCGAAGGTTGGCAGACGCGTATGAATGATGCGTTGCGCGAGTGGCTGAGGGAACATCAGCCTGCGTAGCGCTCGTTCGACGACGCGATAAAAAGAGGTTGTAAACCGCGCCGCGTTTCGCTATATTGACGACGTCGGGCGGGAGGTGCGCCCAAAGTAAGCCCGCTCAGTTTGCTGCGCGGGCTTTTTCTCGTGGCTGCGGCAAATTTAGCTTTTTGCCTAAATGATCGCGAGGCTCAAATATTTGCTAGGATTTCATCTCCGTTACGGGGTGTGAAATTGAATAAATATGAGAGAAGGGCCGGGTTCTACGATGTCAGCATTAGCTCGATGTCGAGGACATTCAAAGCCCCTGCAGTGCTATCGACGAAGCGATGCTTCGAGCTCATTGAGTGCCTTGAGCCGCAGGAGCGGCTCAAGGCGTACAAAAACGAGGGCGAAATATACTACGTGCAGCAAATGCGCTGGGATGACAACGACGTTTGCTGTCTGCTGATCAACAAGTGTGACAAGTTGGCGGCCGATCCCTGTTTCTCGGATCCGCAGAATCTCCTTTGGCGTGCTGTCAACAAGATGGTGGGCGAAGGAATGGATTATTCGTGCCACATCATCGTTAGAGCTAGTCCTGATCCACTAGCTACCGGACTGGCAATCGTAGAAGCTGTACAGGGTATGCCGCCGCCCAAAATTCAGCAGTTCCTCAACGCCTTGATGAGGGCGGTGAAAGCGAAATTCCCTGATGAGTTTAAGTTTGCTCATCCAAATGGAGCAGTGGACAAAAAGGGCAATCCAACTACATATAGCGCGAGGATGATGATTTCTCTCGACGGTCACGTGTCAGAGTCTTTGGAGCACGATTTGACGGAGGGGGCAATCGGTGGTGTAGAGCTCATTACCGAGCGCAACGCCGAAGTGCAGCTTGATCAAGCTGGTTTCGTTCGCGAAAAAAAGGCGCAGTTGGAGGTGTCGCTGTCGACGGCGCTTGCGAAAGCCAGGAAGGTTCCCGTACTCCGGGCATTCTTGAACAGCAAGAGCGACGCGTACGAGAAAGCTCGAATTCGGTTCACCACCGATACTGGCGACCCTAGAACGGTGACAGTGCGCTCTGGTGATTTCACGGTTGGGCTGGATACGGCATATGTCAAGCGTGCGGTGCTTAACGGATTCAACAAACATCTGGGCCAGTCATACACTGAACTTAACGAAGAAATGCTCGAGAAACTGAAGGGCCTTCTGGTTTGATATGTTCACCTACCATCTATTCCGGCCGTTTGCATATTTGGGTATAGCGTACCCAAATAAATGGCGACTCGATTGGTTGATTCCGCTGATATTGAGCGCAATCAGCACGGCGATGTTCGCCGCCCTTGCTTTGATTCGCCCCTTGTCTGTCATCGGTGACGGCGGACTGGTCGCGAAGGTTGTGATGGTGATTCAGACTCTGCCGGGTTTCTACATTGCAGCGTTGGCCGCAATTGCCACCTTCAACAGAATCGACATTGATAGGCTGATGCCTGCTCCGTCCCCAAGATTAAATGTACTGGTGCGCGGGCAGAAAGTGCCAATGGACTTGACGCGTCGGCGGTTCCTCTGTGTCCTGCTTGCATTTCTTACGGCAGAAAGCTTAATACTCTTGATCGGTGCAGTTTTCGGTCAAACGATTGGTCCCGCGATCAGAGCGCTCATAAACGAAAAGTATCATTTTGCTGCGTTGTATTTTGGGCTCTTTTTCTATTTGCTCTTGTTTTGGCAAATGATGGTTGTGACTTTCGTGGGATTGTTCTACCTCGGAGATCGCATACATCAACCTGACGACGCGTGATCCCAATCACACGCAGAATTTCACAAGACGCCCGTAAGGTGAGAACTTTGCGGGCGTTTTCCTTTATGCGGTGGTGTGACATAAATCTATGCCGGCTCGCACTATGAGGCCATGCAAGCATCGCGGCTGCAACGCACTCGTCCCGGGTGGCATGTCGCACTGCGCAGTGCATGCGAAGGAGATCTCCAATTGGAAGCCGGACGCGGTGCGCGGCAATCGCCATGCGCGGGGATACGGAACCGCGTGGGACAAGATCAGGCAGCGCATCCTGCGTCGCGACAGCGGCCTGTGTCAGCCCTGCCTGCAAGCCGGGCGCGTGACGCCGGCAACTGCTGTCGACCACGTTATCTCGAAGGCGCGCGGCGGGACAGATCGCGATGAGAACCTGCAAGCGATCTGTCGTGACTGTCATGCAACTAAGACGGCGCGCGAGCGGTTGCGGTGACACGGGAGCGGCCCCGCCCGGCGGATGCGCCGGGCGAGGAGGGGGGTGAAAAAGTCTGGGAGGCGCTGCCTCCGGGACCGCCCGCTTCGTCGAATTTTCACGCCCGCGAAATTAAAAATTCAGGAGTTGGCCAGTGGGGGGTATCGCGACAGTGCCGGGCCGGGGCAGAAAACCCAAGCCGACGGCGCGGAAAATCGCGGCGGGAAATCCCGGCAAGCGCGCGCTGAATAAGGACGAGCCGGATTTCGGCTTGGTCACGAACATCGAGCCGCCGGACTGGATTGTCGGTGAGGCGCGGGACATGTGGGAGCGCGTTGTGCCGCTGCTTTGCGGCCAAAAAATCTTGCAAGTGACCGACCTTCACATCGTCGAAATCTTCTGTGCGGCCTACGGCAACTGGAGGACCGCCCAGGACGATTTGACGCGCAACGGCCCTGTCGTCGACAGCTCGCAAGGCAGTCCGATGAAGAATCCAGCTGCGACCGTTGTGAAGGAAGCGGCGGCGCAAATGGCGAGCTTCGGCGCAATGCTGGGGCTCGACCCGGCGAGCCGGCAGCGCCTGGTCGGCGCAAAGCCGAAAACACCCGACAACCCTTTCGCGAAGCTGCTCGGCAAATGATTGGAAGACATGGCGACGAATTTCCCGCGCGTAGAGCAGGGGCTCAAGTTCGCGCGAGACGTCGTTCGTGGCAAGCGCCCTGCGTGCCGGTATGTGCAACTTGCGTGCAAGCGCCACCTTGACGACCTTGCAGCGAGCCGCAAGAAGGATTTCCGCTGGAAGTTCGATCCGGAGGCCGCTGAGCGAAAGCTCGCACTCATTGAGCTGCTGCCACACACGAAGGGCGAGTGGGCGTTCAAGGGGCAACTGGTAACGCTGGAGCCTTGGCAGAAGTTCGGCTTGATGGCGACCTTCGGATGGCTCAACAAGCGCACCGGCAAGCGCCGGTTTCGAGAAAGCTACTGGGAGGTCCCCAGAAAGAACGGCAAATCGGTGATCGCCGCGGGCGTCGGCATCGGCATGTTCGTCCTCGACGACGAGTTCGGTGCGGAGGTATATGCGGGCGCGACGACCGAAAAGCAGGCGTGGGAGGTTTTCCGTCCAGCGCAGTTGATGGTCAAGCGCTCGCCCATGCTGATCGATTCGGCTGGAATTGAGGTGAATGCCTCGAATATGAACAAGCCGGCCGACGGCAGCCGATTTGAGCCGATCATCGGCAACCCAGGCGACGGCGCGTCGCCGTCGTGTGCGATCGTGGACGAGTATCACGAGCACGACAGCGCCGCGCTGTACGAAACAATGCTGACTGGCATGGGCGCGCGTCGACAGCCGCTCATGTTCATCATCACGACTGCGGGCGCGAACATCGAGGGGCCGTGCTTCGACAAGCGCCGGCAGGTGATCGAAATGCTCGAAGGGACGGTGCCAGACGACGAGCTTTTCGGCTGGATCTGGACGATCGACGAAGGGGACGATTGGACCGATCCGCGCGTGCTGGCGAAAGCCAATCCGAATATCGGAATCTCGGTCTATCAGGACTATCTGGAAAGCCAGCAGCAGCGTGCGATTAAGTCTGCGCGCTTCACGAACACGTTCAAGACGAAGCACTTGAACGTCTGGACGTCGGCCAAGGCGGGCTATTTCAACCTCGAAGACTGGAAATCATGCGAAGACCGATCGCTGACCCTTGAGCAGTTCGAGGGGCAAGATTGCGTGCTCGCGCTCGACATGGCGCGCAAGCTCGATTTGAACAGTATGGCCCGGCTTTTCTGGCACGACATCGACGGGCGGCGGCATTACTTCTGCGTTGCGCCGCGGTTCTGGGTGCCCGAAGACACCGTGCGCAATACCGAAAACCGTCGTATGGCGGAGCGATATCAGGCGTGGGTCAATCAGGGCTGTTTGCTCGAAACGGATGGCGCGGAGATCGACTATCGCGACATTCTCGAGGAGGCGAAGGATGCGAACCGGTTGTGTCCGGTGCAATGTACTCCGCTCGACCCGCACGGCGCAACGAACCTGTCGCACCAGCTCGAGGACGAAGGGCTGACGCCGGTCACGATCGTGCAGAACTACACGAACATGTCGGACCCAATGAAGGAGCTTGAGGCGGCGATTACTGCGGGCCGATTCCATCACGACGGCAACCCGATCATGACGTGGTGTGTCAGCAACGTCATCGGCAAGAACCTGCCGGGAAATGACGATGTGGTGCGCCCGATCAAGCAGGGCAACGACAACAAGATTGACGGTGCTGTCGCACTAATCATGGCGATAGGCCGCGCCATGCTTGAAAGTCATGCTGGCTCAATCGACGAGTTCTTCTCGAGTCCGATCATCGTATGAAGCAAGGCAAACAAAGGGCGCTTGGGCGCATCAAGTCAAGCTTCTTGAAATGGCTTGGCGTGCCCATTTCGCTGACCGACGGGAGCTTCTGGTCCGCGTGGGGCGGTATGGGGTCATCGAGCGGAGAGACGGTGACGGCCGATTCGGCACTTCAGCTATCTGCGGTGTGGTCGTGTGTCCGTCTGATCGCGGAAACAATCGCGACTCTTCCGTTGAATCTCTATCAGACCAAGCCAGACGGAACGCGTGTTCTCGCGAAGCAACACCGGCTGTACACGGTCATCCATTCTCAGCCAAACGCAGAGAACACTGCGGCCGAGTTCTGGGAAGTGATCGTCGCGAGCATGCTGCTATGGGGGAATGGGTACGCGAGAAAGCTCCGGTCGGCGGGTGTGCTCATCGGCCTTGAGCTGATGCTGCCACAGCGTACGACTGTGAAGCGCCTCACAAGCGGAGCGTTGCAATACACCTATCGCAACGTCGATGGAACTGTCAGCACGCTGGCCGAGGACGATGTGTTTCACGTTCGAGGGTTCAGTCTCGATGGCTTGATGGGTCTTACGCCGATTCAATACGCACGTGAGGTTCTTGGGAATTCGACGGCCGCGAATAAGACGAGTGCGAGCGTCTTTCGGAATGGGTTGCGACCGTCAGGTGTGCTCTCGACCGACCAGATCCTCCAGAAAGAAAAGCGTGCGGAGATTCGAACGGATCTAGCAGAGCAGTTTGGCGGCGCCATGCAGGCCGGGAAAACGATGGTGCTGGAAGCCGGGATGAAGTACCAGGCCATCACGATGAATCCCGGTGATGTCCAGTTGCTGGAGACGCGGGCATTCAACATCGAGGAAATCTGCCGCTGGTATCGCGTTCCGCCATTTATGGTCGGCCACAGCGAGAAATCGACAAGCTGGGGAACTGGGATCGAACAACAGACGCTCGGCTTTTTGACATTCACCCTGCGGCCTTGGTTGACGCGGATTGAACAGGCAGCGCGACGGTCCCTGCTGAGGCCGGGAGAGCGCGATCAGTTTTATGCGGAGTTCTCCGTCGAAGGGCTGTTGCGAGCCGATAGTACAGGCCGAGCGGCGTTCTATTCAACGATGACCCAAAACGGCCTGATGACGCGTGACGAATGTCGGGCGAAGGAAAACCTGCCGCCGATGGGTGGCAATGCAGCAGTGTTGACGGTTCAGTCGGCATTGCTCCCAATCGACAAGCTCGGTGAGCACACGACGGCTACGGCTGCGCAGGACGCCTTGAAAGCGTGGCTCTACCAGGAGGAAAAAACACGTGCAACGCAAGAACGGTAAAGGCGGCTACAAGGTCCGTGCCTTTGATCTCGACGTCAAGTCAGTCGACGATGCAGGTCAGTTTTCGGGATATGGGTCGGTATTCGGAGTGGTCGACAGCTATAAGGAAATTGTGGCGCCGGGGGCATTTTCAAACAGTCTCGATGCGCTCAAGAAGAGCGGCCGGGCGTTGCCGGTTCTGTGGCAGCACGACTCCTATACGCCGATCGGATCATGGGCCGGCCTCAAGGAGGACGACAAGGGTCTCTACGGGGATGGCGATCTGTGGATCGACGAAGCGCCGAATGCAAGGATCGCGTATCGCGGAATGAAGGCAAAGGCCATCACGGGACTGTCGATCGGCTATTACGTGCTCTCGTCGGATTACAACGAAAAAACGGGGATTCGCACGCTGAACGAAGTCGATCTGGTCGAGATCAGCATCGTTACGAATCCGGCAAACGCGAATGCGCGAATCGACGCGGTGAAATCGATCATCGCGCACGGCGGATTGCCATCGCTTCCGGAATTCGAGCGGTTCCTGCGTGAGGCAGGCTTCTCGAAGTCCATGGCCGCGGTTATCGCCAATCGCGGCCTGAAACATCTGCTCCAGAGTGAGTCTGGTGACATGGCGAACGACGTGAATCGGCTGCTCGACGGCCTCAAATCTCTTACTTTCAAGGAATGAACATGAGTCACATGAACGAACCGCGACAGTTCGGCCGCAAGAGCGGCAGCGACTCGCACCCGGAGCAAGTGCTCGAAACTGTCACGAAGGAACTCAAGCGCATCGGTGACGAAGTGAAATCCGCCGGCGAGAAAGCGCTCGCTGAAGCAAAGAGGGCTGGCGATCTGGGTGTAGAAACGAAAGCCACGGTCGACGAGCTGTTGATCAAGCAGGGCGAACTCCAAGCCCGTCTGCTGGAGGCCGAGCAAAAGCTGGCTCGCGGCGGCGGTAGCGCCGAACTCGAAACGCCGAAGACCCTCGGTCAACTTGTGACCGAATCGGAGGAGATGAAGGGGATGGACGGAAGCGCGCGCAAATCAGTGCGCGTTCGCGTCGATCGCAAGAGCATCATGAACGTGCCTGCGACGGTCGGCAGCGGCGTGAGCGGCAGCAACTCGCTGGTCGTCGCGGACCGTCAAGCGGGGATCATTGCGCCGCCGCAACGGAAGATGACGATTCGCGATCTGCTCATGCCGGGCCAGACGTCGTCGAGTAGCATCGAGTACACCGTCGAAACCGGCTTCACGAACAACGCAGCGGCAGTAGCCGAAGGCGCACAGAAACCGACTTCGGATCTGAAGTTCAATCTGAAGAACCAGCCGGTTCGCACGATCGCACATCTGTTCAAGGCGTCGCGTCAGATTCTCGACGATGCGCCGGCACTGCAATCGTATATCGACGGCCGTGCCCGGTACGGGCTTCAACTCACCGAGGAAGGCCAAATTCTGAAGGGCGATGGTACCGGGGCGAACATTCTCGGCATCTTGCCCCAAGCGTCAGCGTTCATGCCGTCCATCACGCTCGCGAATGCGACGCCGATCGACAAGATCCGTCTGGCACTGTTGCAAGCAGTTCTCGCCGAATTTCCGGCGACCGGGATCGTCCTGAATCCGATCGACTGGGCGTCGATCGAGCTGACGAAGGATAGCCAGGGGCGATACATCGTCGGCAATCCGGTCAACGGTACGACGCCGCGCCTGTGGAATCTGCCGGTCGTTGAAACGCAGGCGATGACTGCGAACGACTTCCTCGTCGGTGCTTTTTCGATGGCGGCTCAGATCTTCGACCGCATGGAGATCGAGGTTCTTCTGTCGACCGAGAACGTCGACGACTTCGAAAAGAACATGGTGTCGATCCGTGCAGAGGAACGCCTCGCGCTTGCCGTCTATCGTCCGGAATCGTTCGTGACCGGTGCATTAGTCGAGCAAGCCGGCGGCTGATCGGGGTTCTGCAACCAATGGTGGCCGCCCGCGGGCGGCCATTTTTTTGACAGGGTGTTGGAAATGAACAATCCGAACCGCGTATGGGTAAAGCCCATGCGTTCTTACGGTGGCGAGGATGGGGATAAAAGCCCGTCGAGTGCACCGTACCCGGTTTCTCGTCAACGAGCTGCGGAACTGCGAGTGAACGGCCTTGTTCGCGAGGTTGACCCGCCGGATTCGCACGTGGCAGCTCCGGCGGCGATGAACAAGAAGGCGCCCGCCACACAAAACAAAGGGCGGGCTCCGTAAATGGCCGACCAAACGCCGATCGTCTCGCTCGATGTTGCGCTTGCACACCTGCGCGAGGACGCAGGGGTTGCCGACGATCTGATCAAGATCTACATCGGCGCCGCAACGCAATCGGCTTCCGACTACGTCGATCGCAAGCTTTACGCGAACGACGCCGAGATGCAGGCGGCAGTTGCGGACGCCACGGCTGGCGCCGATCCGATCGTCGCGAACGATGCGATTCGGGCGGCAATCCTGCTCACGATCGGAAAGTTATACGCCTTTCGCGAGGACGTTGTCTCGGGGGCGTCCGCGAGCGTCACCGAACTTCCGAGCGGGGCGAAGAGCTTGCTTTTCCCGTATCGAGCTGGTTTAGGGGTGTGACATGCTGAAGGCAGGCGAGCTGACTGAGCGAATCACTATTGAAAAGCGTGGTGGAGGCGTAAACGAGAACGACGAACCGTTGCCCGGTGATTGGGTGGAACACGCCAGTGTGTGGGCGAACGTTCGCTTTTTGAGTGGGAAGGAGTACGTCGTCTCGGGAGCAATTCATAGCTCTGCTATCGCGAGTATGCGCATTCGATTTCGCCGCGATGTCGACAGTGAGATGAGGATTCGGCATGACGGTCGCCTATACGACATTGCTGCAGTGCTGCCGAATCGCCGGCAAGGCTATGTCGACTTGTCGGTAAAGGTGGGAGAGAAGTATGTCTAGCATCCAGATTATCGGGCTCGCCGACCTGCGTGCGGATTTCGAGAAGCTTGCGAAATCGCAGTCGGCGAAGGCGCTTAGGCGCGCGACGTTGGCTGGTGCGAAGGTGATCCGTGACGAGGCGCGTAAGCGCGCGCCGAAGAAGACCGGGAAGCTGCGCCGCAATATCGTCTCAGCAGCACTTCGGCAGAAAGACGCTCCGGGCTTGGCGACAGCAGGCGTACGCGTCCGGACGAAGGGCAAGGCCGATTCGCCAAACAACGCGTTCTATTGGCGCTTTGACGAGTTCGGCACACAGCACATGAAGGCGCAGCCGTTTATGCGACCGGCGTTCGATGCGTCGATTGGCGAGGCTGAAGGGGCGATTCGCACCGAGTTGGCGCGCGCGATCGATCAAGCGCTCGGAGGGCGGCGGTGAGCGTGATCGTAATCCGTGACGCCTTGCAGGGCATAGGTGGTGCGAAGGGGTATCTCGGCGTCGCACCGGAGAAGGCGCCGGCGCCGTATTTCGTCGTCACGCGCGTACATGGCGCGCTCGACATGGCGCTCGCCGGGATGACTGGCGGCCGTTCCGGTTCCTATCAGATCGACTGCTACGCGCCGACGTTCACCGACGCCGATCGGCTCGCCGACTTGGCAGTCGATCGTGCGATGTCGGTTCAGGATCGGTTCTCGGTCGGAGGTGTCGATGAGTTGCCGGACGACTATTCGGAGGACACGGGACTATTCCGTATCAGCTTGGAACTATCGGTCGAGTTTTGACCGGCACCACGACAATTCATTTGGCCCGCCGCGTGCGGGCTTTTTCTTTTGTGAGGGGCTTATGGCCGAAAGAAGCAAGCGTATCCGATCGCAGGGAACCAAGGTTGAAGTTTCGAAGGTGCCGTCGTACGACCTCGATGCGAACGACATCACCTTCGTTGATCTCAACACGACCACCAAGCAAATCCAGTGGCAGGGTGGCCAGTCCGAAGAGATCGACGCGACGACGTTCGCTAGCGAGCAAAAGGAATCCGAGCTCGGCCTCGGTGATCCGGGCGAATTCTCAGTCCAGGGCAATTACTCGTCGGACGACGAGGGGCAGTTGATCTTGCGTGCTGCGCACTCCACGAAAGCGAAGCACGTCTTGCGCGTCACGTTCTCCGACAAATCGCAATTCCTGATGATCGGCATGGTGCGCCAGTACTCGTGGTCCGGCGGGGTGAACGCGATCATCTCGTCCAGCTACAGCATTCGGCTGAGCGGTGCGCCGAAGATCGTACCGCCGCCGGCGGCGTAATTTCAGAATGCAGATAGGAGATGTACGTGGAAAACGAAATTCAAGGGCTGTCGGATCTGCGCGCAGCTGCGCTCAATCCGCTGACCGGCTGGCGGCACGAGCTGATGACCGTGCCGGAGTGGAACGACGAGAAGATCGCCGTGCGCGAGCCGACGGTTGGCGATCGCATGTTCTGGATCGAAGCGCTTCGGGACATCGCCGGGGTAACGGAGGGCGACGACGAAACGGCGGTTCGCGAGAAGTTCACGCGCGCGAGCGACGACGCGCACATGCAGGCGAATGCGCGGCTGTTCGTTCGTGTCGTGTTCGGTGAAACGCCGGATGGTTGGCGGCGGCTATTCTCGGACGACGATGCAACCGCGGTCGCGGCTGCGTTCGGCCCCGTGCACAACCGCATCGTCGTGAAGGCGCTCGAATTCGGCAAGCTCGACGTCGACCCGGTCGAAGACGCAAAAAAGCCTTCTGCCGAACCCCAGGCCTCCGCTTCCTGATGTCGCTCGCGCTGCGGCTCGGCAAGACGTTGGCCGAGCTGTGCGAGCAGATGTCGTCCGCCGAGCTGAGTCTCTGGATCGGGTACGACGCGGAATCGCCGGTTGCAGACGATCGTGCGGATCTGCATGCGGCGATGATCGCGGCGGCGGCGTTTCAGTCGCAGGGCGCAAAGGTCAAGGTGTCGGACATGATGCCGAGATGGTCCGGCGAGCCCGCGACGGCGGAGGGAGAGGAAGGCGGCGGTGATCCGTTTCAAGCCGCCCTGATGCGCATGGCGAAGTAGGCGAGAACACACTATGGCAACAAGCCTTCGCGAGCTGATCGTCAGCGTTACGGCGAATACGACCGAATACGACCGCCGCATGCGCGGTCTCTCGTCGACGGCCGGCTCGTATTTCAATGCGGTGCGCGACGGCGGGCGCACAGCGGATGCGGCGTTTGCCTCGAACGCCGCAAGCGTGCAGGTCACGGTGCGTGCGCTCGACGCGGCGCGCAGTTCGATCCGCGAATACGCACAGGCCGCTGCGGCGGCGTTCGGCGTGCATCAGTTGATCGAGTACGCCGACGAATGGACGAACCTGAGCAATCGCCTTCGGATCGTCACGCGTGACCAGATCGATTTTGCGATTGCGCAGAACGACGTGCTGCGCATCGCGCGCGACACACGTCAACCGCTCGATGCGACGGCTGAGCTATATCAGCGGATCGCGAACAACACGTCGCATCTCGGGCTGACCATCAAGCAGGTCGGGCCGCTCGTCGAGACGATCAGTAAAGCGGTGGCGCTGTCCGGCGTGTCGGCTGACACGGCCCGGCTCGGCATCGTGCAGCTCGGGCAGGCGTTCGCGGCCGGCCAGTTGCGCGGGCAGGATCTGAAGAGCGTGCTCGAGGAACTGCCGGGCGTCGCTGATGCGATCGCGCGGGGCATGGGCACGAGCACAGCTCAGCTCAAGTCGCTGGCGGAAGACGGCAAGCTTACGGTCGAAAATTTGATCGACGCGCTGACGCGTGCCGGGGCGAGCACGAACGATCTGTTCGGCAAGGTCAATGTGACCGTCGGGCAGGCGATGACGCGCCTGCAAACGGAGATCGTCGCGTACGTCGGGAAGGCGAACGACGCGACCGGCGCGAGCCAAAAGCTCGCGCAGGGGATCACGTACGTCGCAGAGCACCTCGACGGCATCGTGAAACTCGGCGTGTCGCTCGCGGCCGGGCGGATTGCCGTGTACTTTGGGCAATCCGCAGTCGCGGCGACGCAGGCGGCGACAGCGTGGGTCGGCGCCCAGCGAGCGCTCGTCGAGGAGACGATCAAGCAACACGAGGCGGCGCAGGCAGCGCTCGCCAAAGCGCAGGGCGATCGCGCTGCCGCGGCGGCGAAGCTTCAGAACGCGCAAGCGGCGGAGGCTTCAGCGCAGGCCGAGCTCGCGGGCATGCGAGCGATGCGCGAAAGCCTTGCGATGCAGTCGGCATTGACGGCTGGCTCGATCAAGTACACGGAAGCGAAGCTTGCCGAAGCGCGGGCGGTCGAGGCGACGGCGCAAGCTCACGTCGCAACGGCGCGCGCCAACGTCGCCGGCAGTCAGGAAATCGGCGCGCGCATCACGGGCACGCCCTACGCGGCGATCATCGCTCGCGAGACGGCAGCCGCACAGCAGGAGCTCGAGCGCGCCGAAGCGTCGCTCGCGCTCGCGCAGCAGCGGCGTACGGCGCTTGAGGCGGCAGCGAAGCAAGGCACGATCGACAAAGCGCGTTATACGGCGTCGCTGGCCGAGACGGACCGCGGCCTTGCGCAAGCCGAGCGTGATGTCGCGCTTGCCACGCAGGCTCGTGAGCGAGCGGAACGCGCGGCGACCGCGACCGCGGCGGGTCTGAAGACGGCGACCGAAAGCGCGGCGACGGCGCAGACGGCGCTCGCGCGTACGGGCACGATGATGCGCTCGGTTGGTTCCGGCTTGCTGGCGGCGGTCGGCGGCTTACCGGGAATTCTGGCGACCGTGGGCACGGTGGCGCTTGGGGCTGCCGCGAACTGGCTGCTGTTTCGCGACAACGCGAGCAGCGCGACGTCGAGTCTGATCGACATGCAGGCGCCGCTCGATCAGATCATCGACAAATATCGGCAACTGACGCCGCTGTTACAGGAATCTGAGCGGCTGCGCACGAAGCAAGAGGCGTCGCGGGCGGCCGATGACGCGCAGTCGGCATATCGGAGTTTGGCGACGCGGGCGGCGCAAAGTGTCATGGTGCCGACGTTTGGCGATGCGCCGTCGGTGGTCTCGGATGCCGATCAGGCAGCGCTCGATCGATTCCTCGCCGGCCTGGATCGCCTCAAGACGTCGAACCTCGGCGCCGACGAGAAATCGCGCGAGATCGGGCGACTGATCGACCGCTTCGTGTCGGCGACGAGCGGCGGCGAAGCGCTGCGCGAGGAACTGGTGCGCGCCGCGGGCGCGATCGACACGGCGGGCCTCGCTTCGCAGAAAGGCGCGCAGGCACTCGCCGCAATGGACGCTGCGGCAAGGGGGGCCGCCGAGGGCGTTCGGCTGCTTTCTGACGCGAACAACTTCTTCGCCGGCGGAATGGCATCGGAGGCGTGGGAGAAATACGTCCACAAGCTCAGGGAAGAATCCGACGTCATCGGTATGACGGCCCGCCAGAAGGCCGAGTACGAAGCGCGGACGAAGGGCGCGAATGATGCGCAGGCCCGCATGGCCGGCCTCGTCGCCGGACGAGCGGACGCATACAAGTCGCTCGAAAAAGCGATTGCCGACAAGGATGCGAAAGCCGCAGCGGGGGCAAGAACCAACATCGACAATCTGACGCGCGAGCTCGCGCTGATGAATCAGCAGATGGTGGTCGCGAAGGCGCTTGAGGAGTTCCAAGCCGATCTGTCGAGCAAGAAGTTCGAGAAATTCGGCTTCAATGCTGACGCAGCTCGCGCCGCGGCCGCCGCGCGCGGAAAGCAAGCCTTCGACGAGACGGTCGCCTCTGCCGCTGCACAGACAGCACGTGTGTCGACCAACGCGGCAGCGGCTCGCGCGGCGAAGGGGGGCGGTGTTCATTCGCTGGAAAGCGAGCGCATGCTCGACAACATCCGGCAGCGGATCGCGCAACTGCGCGTCGAGGCGGTCGCAACCGACAAGCTGACGCAGTCGCAAAAGGATCTCCTCGCGTTCGATCAAAAGGTGACGGATCTGCGCAGCAAGCGCAAGAAGCTGTCGGACGACGACAAGAGCCTACTTCGCGATCAGCAGGCGATTCGCGGGATGTACGAGCAAGCGTCGCAACTGGAAAAGGAGGTGCGCTATCGCGACGCGATCAACAGGCTGAAGGAGCGCAGTGCGCAGATCGAGGCGGAGCTCGGCGACTACGCGGCCGAGCGTCAGCGTGACGTGCAGCGCGAACTCGGGGCGATGTCGATGGGTGACAACGCGCGCGAGCTGAATCAGGCCATCAATCGCGTGAGCGACGAGTTTCGCCGTCGACGGGACGAACTGACGAAGGGCGCGCGAAAGGACGGCACGCTGGGTTCGCCCGAGTACATCGCCGAGATCGAGCGCATCAACACGGCCGAGGCGGAGCAGGTCGCGCGCGAGCGCGGCTATCTCGAGCAGCGGCTCGCGTTGCAGGCCGACTGGCGCGTCGGCGTGAAGCGGGCGATGGCGGTCTATCAGGAATCCGCGCAGAACGCAGCGCAGATGGCCGAGGAGGCGCTGACGAGTTCGTTCCGCAATGCCGAGGATGCACTCGTGTCGTTCGCGGCGTCGGGCAAGCTCAATTTCCGCGGACTGATTGACAGCATGATCGCCGACCTCGCGCGGTTTTCGGCGCGTGCGGCGATGTCTCAGGTGTTCGGAGCGATCGGCTCCGCTTTGGGATTCGGCGGTGTCTCTGATGCCGTCGGCGCGCTCGGTGGTGCGGCAAGCGCGGCTGTCGGCTCGAACGCCTACGGCTTTCATCTCGCGACGGGCGGGGCGGTGTGGGGACCGGGCACGTCCACGAGCGACAGCATCCCGGCGCAGCTTTCGAACGGCGAGTTCGTGGTCCGCGCCGCAGTGGTGTCGCAGCCGGGCGTGCGCGCACACCTTGAGCGATTGAACGCAGGGGGGCGATCCGGCTTCGCGCGATTCGCCGCGGGTGGGCTCGTTGGCGGGAGCGCGGGAGGAGGGGATTCGCCGGCGCGCAACGGCGGGATCTCGGTCAGCGCGCCAGTTTCGATCGAGGGCGGATCGTCGAACCCCGCGAGCCTGATCGCGGTTGGGGAGTTCCGAAAGATGCTGGAACAGATGATACGCGAGCTCATACAACGTGAACGCCGGCAGGGCGGAACCTTGTGGAGAGCGCAAAACGGGATTGCAGGATGAAAGACACATTTGAATGGCCGTCGACGGTACAAGGGCACGGCGGCGATACGACGCTGCGTGTGCGCAAAGCCCAGTTCGGCGACGGCTACACCCAGCGGGCCGCGGACGGCCTGAATAATCGCGAATCGACATTCAATCTGCGGTTTGTCGGTAACGCGGCGAAGGTTGCCGCGATCATCGATTTCCTCGATCGGCATGCGGGCGCGGAGTCGTTCTACTGGACGCCGCCGCTTCGCGCCCGCGGATTCTTCGTCTGCGAAAAGTACTCCGAGCCGATCAAGAACGGCGCCGTCTACACGATGACGGCGCAGTTCGAAGAGACGTTCTCTGTATAGGAGTTCAGATGTCGATACTTCAAAAAATCGTCTTGGGCGAGCCACCCAGCGGAAGTGGCGGCGACAACAACCGCGTCGCGCACATCAAGACGAACGAGAATTTCGGTGTAGTCGAACGTTCGACTCCGCTCGATCTCAGGTATCTCAACGATAGTACGAACCTGACGCCGGACGATATCGGAAAGCGGTTCGGGATTTGGATGGCCGAGCCGGGAAAGGAAGTCGGGTTTCCGCTCGCGTCGTCCGTGCCGCCAAATTCCTGTATTCACTTGTTCAACGTTCAGGGAAGGGTCGTGATCAAGTTTCAAGCCGGCGACCTGTCTCAACTGAACGTGCTGAATGCCGGCGACTGGGTGAAGTACGTGTCGGACGGTGTGAAGAACTGGCACGTCGCCGAGCGCGGTCGAATGATGTGGGACGAGGTTGTCGGCGGCAAGCTGACGGTGGGCGGCGATCTGTCTGCGGCGGTTCAAAGCGACGAAGGCCACCTTGTGCTTGGCAAGATGCCCGGCTATTTCTACGGAAATAGCGGGTCGGTGGGGTGGTGGTCTTTAGACGCCGGAGGATCGTACCAATACCTACTCAGCGACCATACGTTTCGTGTCAACGACGAGGTAGTCGCAGTGTGCGACAAGGGGAACGCTCTTCGATTCGACTGGGGGAAGAAGACGGCTGGCCAGCTCGGGGCGACGGTCGACGGAAAATACCTCGGCTATCTCTGGCACAGCGGTAACCTTGCACAACCGATGACGCTTGACACACCGCAGTACGTCGGGACGAAGAAGACGTTTACGCAGGCGCAGGAAATCGCCGTCGGTGCCACCGGGCTTCATACGCAAGCGTCGCTATACCTGAACGGGATGGGCGGCCTCAGCTATCTTGGATTCTCCGGGTTGAACAACACAGTTGGCGCGCAGTTTCGGATTTCCAGCAACACCTCGGTCGCCGAATTGCAGTGCGTCAACTACAACGCGACAACGTTCGGGGTGTTGACCGCTTCGAATTTCAATCAGGCGTCCGATCGTGCTTTCAAATCCGATATCCAGACGCTTGAGAACGTAATGGCGCGGCTGCGCGGTAAGCGGGGCGTGACGTTTCTGCAAAAAAGCAGTCCGGAAGCGGGGCGACAGGCTGGCGTCATCGCAAACGAGTGGTGGGATTTCCCGGAACTGCTCGGCGAGGGGCCCGAGATCGACGAGGACGGCGATTTCATCGTGCGTCAGTACGACGAGAGAGGCAAGGAAATTTTCGGCGAGAGCGGGCCGTCGAAGGGGCGGCCGTCGCTGACCTTCCGTTACACGAATGCCGTCGGCGTGCTGTTGGCCGGCTTGCTCGAGACGGATGCGGCGTTACAGGACGCGCTCAGGCGGATTGCGGAATTGGAGGCGGCGAAGTGAGTGTAACGGCAGACGTCCAGCAGCTGGAGCTGGGCCGTCTGATTGAGTTTTTCGAAGTCGACTGTACGGAAATCGGCGCCGACGTGCTGCGCTTTCATCGGCATCTTCAGTCGACGTCGATCGTATGGCAGGGGCGCGAGTACAGGTCGTGGCCGATTCAGGCCACCGGCTTCGAGCAGACATCCGACGCGCAGCAGCCATCGCCGACGCTGCGGGTGGGTGACATCAACGGAACGATTTCGGCGCTGTGCGTTGCGCTTGGTGATCTCGTCGGCGCGAAGGTGTTCCGGCGCCGGACACTCGCGCGCTACCTCGACGCCGTGAACTTTCCGGCCGGCAATCCGACGGCGGACCCGAACGAAGAAATGCCGCCGCAGCAGTGGCGGATCGAGCAGAAGAGCGACGAGCAGCCGGGTTTGCACGTTGAATTCACGCTCTCGTCGCCGCTCGACTTCGGTGGCCAGCAACTGCCGAAGCGGCAAATCATCTCGATCTGCCAATCGGACTATCGCGGTCCCGAGTGCGGCTATACCGGCGCGGCTTGCTTCGACAAGGACGACAACCCGGTGAGCGACCCGGCGCTCGATCGATGCAGCAAGAAGATCAGCGGTTGCGAACGTCGATTTGGCGTGAATAACCCGCTGCCGCTTGGTGGCTTCCTGTGCGACACGATGGCCTGACGCACGAACCAATTTCGATATGAGGACCCGCCACACGGCGGGTTTTTTTATGGACGAACAGATCAAGAACGCTATCGCGGCGCACGCGCTGGCCGAGTACCCGCGCGAGTGCTGCGGGCTCGTTGTGAAGACCGAGAGCGGCGAGATATACGTGCGCTGCCGCAACCTCGCGGCCGCACCAACCGACCAGTTCGCGCTCGCAGCGGAGGACTACGCAGCGGCCGAAGACATGGGCGAGATTGTCGCTCTCGTTCATTCGCATCCCGGCGCATCGGCACAGCCGACCGACGAGGACCGCACGATGTGCGGGCGCAGCGGCATCGCGAAATGGGTGATCGTGTCGCTCGGCGTGCAGGCCGATGGCTCGATCGGCATCGACGACTGGTGCGAATTCGAGCCGGGAGGCTACGTCGCGCGACTAGTCGGCCGCCAGTTCGTCCATGGCGTGCACGACTGCTACGCGATCGTGCGCGACTGGTATCTCGCCGAGCGCGGCGTCGCGCTACCCGACTTCGAGCGCGAGGACGAGTGGTGGAACGATGGCCGATCGAATCTCTACCTCAACCACTATCAGGACGCTGGCTTTCTCGACGTCGGCCGCGACGTGACGTTGCAGGTCGGCGACGTGCTGCTGATGCAGATCCGCAGCAAGAACGGTGTGCCGAATCACGCGGGCGTGTATCTCGGTGACGGGCAATTCCTGCATCACATGCACGGGCGTCTGTCGACGCGCGCGGTGTGGGGCGGAATGTGGGCCGACAGCTGCACGACGGTGCTGCGCTACGTGGGAGACAGGAAGTGAGCGAGACGCTTCGCATGATAAGGCTGTACGGCACGCTCGGCGTGCGTTTCGGACGCATTCACCGCCTTGCCGTCTCGTCGACCGCAGAGGCGGTGCGGGCGTTGTCGGTGCTGATTCCCGGCTTCCGCGCGTTCCTGACGTCGTCGCGCGACGCCGGCTTGACGTTCGCCGTGTTCAACGGTAGGCGCAATCTCGACAAGGACGAGCTTGAGCACCCGGTCGGGCGCGACGAGATCCGCATTGCGCCGGTGATCGTCGGCAGCAAGCGCGAGGGGCTCTTCAATACGATTCTCGGCGCCGCACTCGCCGCGGTTGGCGCGGTAGCGACGTTCGGTTTCGCTCAGCCGTGGGGCATGTCGCTGATGGGGCTCGGGGCGTCGATGGCGCTGGGCGGCATCGTGCAGATGCTCAGCCCGCAGCAGGCCGGCCTCGCGGGCGCGGCCAACAACGGCACGTCGTACTACTTCAACGGACCCGTGAATAGCGCCGCACAGGGTGAGCCGGTGCCGCTCGTTATTGGGGAAATGATTGTCGGCTCGAAGGTGGTCAGTTCCGGGATCTATGCGGAGGATCAGGTTTGAAAAGGCTTCATGCTGAAGGGGGGCTGAAGCGGATCTACGGCGCGAAGGGCGGCGGCGGTGGCAGCAGCGAATCGCCTGACAGCCTGCATTCGATTGCGCGCGCGAAGGTGCTCGACGTGATCTCGGCGGGGCCCATCGTGGGGCTGGTGAATGGCCTGCAGTCGGTCTATCTCGACGGCACGCCGATTCAGAACGCGGACGGCTCGCTGAATTTCCAGAACTACACCGTCGACGCGCGAACCGGCACGCAGGATCAGGACTACATCCCGGGTTTTCCGGCCGTCGAGCGTGAGGCCGGCGTCGGCGTGCCGCTGACGTCCGACGTGCCGTGGGTGCGCCAAATCCAGAATACGCAACTGACTGCGGTGCGCGTGCGCTTCGGTGTGCCGGCGCTACAGCGTCAGGACACGTCGAACGGCAATATCACGGGCTATCGCGTCGACTATGCGATCGACTTGTCGGTCGACGGCGGGTCGTATGCGCAGGTACTGGCCGGTGCGTTCGACGGCAAGACGACGTCGCTCTATGAGCGCTCGCATCGGATCGAGCTGCCGCGCGCAAAAAATGGTTGGCTGATCCGCGTGCGCCGCATCACGCCGAACGCGCACACGGCGACGATCGCCGACGCGATCAACATCGAGGCGATTACCGAGATCATCGATCGGAAGCTCCGCTATCCGATGACGGCGCTTGTCGGCATGACGTTCGACGCACGTTCGTTCTCGAGCGTGCCAGTGCGTTCGTATCACGTGCGAGGGATGATCTTCCGAGTCCCGACAAACTACGACCCGGAGACGCGTACGTACTCGGGCACATGGGACGGTACGTTCAAGGCAGCATGGACGAACAATCCGGCGTGGGTCTACTACGGCCTACTTCTCGACAAGCTCAACGGATTGGGCGACCGTGTCGATGCTTCGATGGTCGATAAGTGGGCGCTGTACGCAATCGCGCGTTACTGCGACGAACTCGTGTCCGACGGGAAGGGCGGCAAGGAGCCGCGCTTCACCTGCAACTGCGTGCTTCAGACGCGCGCGGACGCATTCAAGGTCATGCAGGACCTTGCAAGCGTGTTTCGCGGCATTTCGTACTGGGGCGCCGGGTCGGTGGTCGCGTCGGCCGATATGCCGTCCGATCCGGTCTACCTGTACACGGCCGCGAATGTCGTCGGTGGTTCATTCAAGTACGTCGGCAGCGAACGCAAGACGCGTTACACGGTCGCGCTCGTCAGCTACAACGATCCGACGAACCAGTACAAGCAAGCTGTCGAGCCCGTGCAGGACGACGACGGGATCGCGCGATATGGCGTCATCAAGACGGAGGTCACGGCGTTCGGCTGCACGTCGCAGGCGCAGGCGCACCGGCTCGGGCGCTGGCTGCTGCTGACGTCGCGGTACGAGACCGGGACGGTGTCGTTTCAGGTCGGGCTCGACGGGACGCTTTGTGCGCCGGGACAGGTGATCGCCGTTGCCGACCCTAAGAAGGCCGGCCGCCGGATCGGCGGGCGCATCCGCGCAGCGGCCGGCGAAAGGATCACGCTCGACAAGGCGCCGACAATCGCCGCCGGCGATCGCTTCACGGCGATTCTGCCGTCGGGTATTGCCCAGGCGCGCGCGGTCAAGTCGGTCGACGGCGACACGGTCACGCTCGCCGAGCGCTTCGACGCCGATCCGGTGCCGGGCGCTGTGTGGATGATCGAAAGCCGCGAGCTCGCGGCGCAGCAGTATCGCGTGGTGAGCGTGCAGGAAAGCGACGACGACGGCCAGATCGTCTACACGATCAACGCGACGCAGTACGAGCCGGGGAAGTACGCGGCGATCGACGACGGCGCACAGATTCAGCAACGGCCGATCACGATCGTTCCGCCATCGGTGCAGCCGCCGCCGTCGAACGTCCGCCTCTCGACATACTCGGTGGTCGATCAGGGCATTTCGAAAACAACGATGGTGATCGCGTGGGATGCAGCGAACCACGCGACAAGCTACGTCGTCGAATGGCGGAAGGATAACGGCGAGTGGGTGAAGGTGCCGTCGACAGGCGGCCTGCAGGTCGAGGTGCCGGGAATCTATCAGGGCAAGTACCTCGCGCGGGTGCGCGCCGAGAACGCGCTCGGCGTGACGTCGATTCCGGCGTACGGCGTCGATACGCAACTGACCGGGAAAACCACTCCGCCGCCGTCGGTCGTGTCGCTGACTGCGGCGGGCATCGTGTACGGGATCGATCTGAAATGGGCGTTTCCGGGTGACGGTTCCGCTGGCGACACGCAGCGAACGGAGATCTGGTACAGCCGTACGCCGAATCGCGACGACGCGACCAAGTTCTCCGACTTCGCGTATCCGCAGGCGTCGACGTCGTATCAGGGGCTCGCGGTCGGGCAGGTGTTTTATTTCTGGGCGCGCCTGGTCGACACGTCCGGCAACGTCGGGCCGTGGTTCCCGGCGAAGGGGCCGGGCGTGCAGGGTCAGCCGAGCACGGATCAAAGCGACTATGAGAAGTATTTCGCCGGCCAGATCGGGAAGTCGGCGCTTGGCACGGAGCTGCGCGCGCCGATCGACCTGATCACCCCGCCGATGGCCGGCGACGCAACGATCTACGCGGGCGACGAAAGACTCAATGCTGGCGTGTGGTCACTGCAAGCGGCGATCGCCGAGGGCGATATGGCGGTCGCGAAGAAGGTCGAAACAGTCGCGGCCCAGCTGCACTCGGGCTCGAATCTGCTGAACGCCGCGGTGCAGAAGGAGACGATTGCGCGTGTCGAAGCTGATCGTGCGATGGCGCAGGACATCACGACGGTGCAGGCGCAGGTGGACGACAACGTGGCTGCGGTGCAAACCGTTGCGAAGTCCTACGCCGACCTGAACGGACGTGTCGCGGCTTCGTATCAGATCAAGGTACAGACGACCGCCGACGGCCACAAATACATGGCGTCGATCGGTGTGGGCATCGACAACGAAAACGGCGTCGTCGAATCGCAGGTGCTCGTGTCGGCGAAGCGGTTCGCCGTGATCGACGAGGACGGCTCCGGTGTGATCGGTGCGCCGTTCGTCGTGCAGGGCGGGCAGGTGTTCTTGCGTCAGGCGCTGATCGGTGCGGGCTGGATTACGAACGCGATGATCGGCAGCTACATCCAGTCCGACAACTACATCGCGGGGCGGCAGGGATGGCGGTTGGATAAGACCGGTTGGTTCGAAATGAACGCAGCGGACGGCAGCGGAAATCGGCTTGTGATGGATGGTAGCAGTGTCCGTGTCTACGACGGTAACGGCGTGCTGCGGGTGCGCATGGGGATGTGGTGATGACGAGCGGACTTCAGATTTTCGACGGTGCAGGTCGTCCGATCCTCGACGCCAAGTCGCGAGCGGGACGGGTGGTTGGGATTGCTTGGGCTGGCGGGAGCGATGGGAGTGTCGCGGCGGATATGTCCGGTGGGGAGCCGTTTTGGGCCTTCATGCCGCAACAGATTTTCTTTCGTGTATCGGGCGCCGAGCCGTCGCCGGTCGTCTCGATTAATGCAGGGGGAATCAGTTGGTCGTATAGCCCGAACTCGGGCGGATCGAACGCGTACACCCGAGTCCCCGGGTGGATCGTTTTTGGAGTGTATTGATGCCGGCAGGATTTCAGGCATTCACTGATACCGGTGTGTATCAGATCGACGGGCGAACGCCGAACTACCAGATGGTCCAATCGATGGTGGCGGATTCTGCGGTCGGTTCGTTGCCTTTGGCACGGAATGATGCTGGGCGGACGTTCATGATAGATCTTCCGAGTGTCACTTTCACTTTCTCGTCAGTGGCGGGTCCGATGTACGCGGTACTCGCATCTGGCGCAGTGGGAATCACGCTGTGGGGTGCGAAGCGAAACGGAAGTTCGTATTCCGTGACGTTTGTCACCGAGCGACCATGTAACGTCCGACTGTTCGTGTTCGACCAAGTACCCGTCGCCGCGGGAAACTTCGGGTTGCAGGTTTTCGATGCTGGCGGACGATTGGTCGCGGATTCGTCGAAGCCGTTTCTCCGGGTCCTCGATGTGATCTTCGAGGATTACATGAACGGTGTTGGGTGGACAGTCGAGGGCGCACCTTCGCCGCCGTGGCATTCTCGGTCGTACGGCGTGCCAGTTCTGATTTCCGCCATCTACTCCGTTCATCGAGCGTGGAGCTATGACCCGGGGGTGGTTGAGCTCTCGTCGATTCGCGTTGACGGTGGGAATGTGTCTTGGGGAACGGCGCTGTACAACGGTGGGAGAACGCCGAATATCGCATGCTTTCGCGAGCAGTATCACTCGCGATTCATGGTGCTTGACGGGACGGGAATCGTTTAGCGGGTCGCCAAATATGGCGGCCCTTTTTCATTGCGAGGGGCTGATGCGAGCGAGTCCGAGTGAGGTGGCGAGTTATGTTGGAAGTGTTACAGCTGTTGCGTCTTCACTGACGCTGACGGATATCGGCGTGATCGTCGGGATCATGACGGCAATCGCGACGTTTGGGCTCAACTTCTTTTTTATGTGGCGCAAGGATCGCCGGGAACAGCGCGAATCGGACATGCGCATTCTGGAGATGGAGAGGCACGATGGCTGAAATGCGGAGGACGACTCTTGTGGGTGTTGTGGGGGCTGCTGCGGCAGCCCTTCTTTTTTCCGTCGTCCCGAAGTTCGAGGGCGTCAAACTGGTCGGGTATCTCGATCCGGTCGGCATCCCGACAAAGTGCATGGGCGACACGCGCGATGTCGTCGTCGGCCGGGCGTACAGCGAGGCCGAGTGTCGCTCGTCACTCGAAACGCAACTGATCGCCCACGCCGAACCCGTGCTGCGTTGCACGCCGGGGCTGAGAGGTCGTCCGTATCAGCTCGCGGCGGCCGTGAGCTTTGCATACAACGTCGGCGCGCATGCCTACTGCAACAGCACGACGGCGAAGCGCTTCAACGCGGGCGACCTGCGCGGCGCGTGCCGCGCGATCAACGAATCCGATAGCGGTCGGCCGCAGTGGGTCTTTGCGAACTGCCGGACCGTTATCGACCCGAAAACGAAAAAGCCTCTGCCGGTATGCGACACGCTACCGGGTCTGGTGAAGCGGCGTGCGGAAGAGCGCGCGATCTGCGAGCGGGGGCTCTGATGCCGAAAGCAGCTCCGTATCTGTTGGCCGCCTTGCTTGGCATGGCGGCAGGCGCGGGCGCCGAGTACCTGATCGGCGCGCGTCGGCTCGCCGACGAGCAGGCCGCGCGTGCGCTCGATGCGCAACGGCACGCCGAAGCGTTGGGCGCGATCTCGCGTGCCGCGCTCGACGCCGAGCGACGCGCGATCGCCGCGAATGACGCAGCCGCGTCGGCGGTGGCCGCCGTCGACCAACGAACCACGAAGGAGAGGAACGAGCATGAAGCTGAGAATCACAGCCTGCGGGCTGCTCTTGCCGCTGGCACTGAGCGGTTGCGCGTCGCCGTCCGACGCTGCACGGCAGCCGGTCGCGACGGCATGCCCGGCGCTTCCAGCGCCGCCGGCGTGGGCGATGGTGCCGCCGCCTATGCAGACGTCGACGCAGCGGTTGCGGAACGCGTTTTCGGCGTCGTCGGCGACGATCAGCGCGAGATCGACAAACTGACGGCCCTCCAGGGTTACGTCTGCGCGATCCGGCCGCAGTCGCCTGGATGTCAGAAATGAAAATCGAATGTAAACTCGGCGGCTCATGAAGTGAACAACATCTATGGACCTGAGATCGAATATGAAAAGAACCTTCGCCTACATGGCGCTTCCGCTTTGCCTCTACGTTTCCGCATGTGGCGGTGGGGATGATGGTGGTGGGGGATCGTCTGGCCCGGCGATTAAGCTCACCTATTCGGGCGCGCCGCTGGTGTCGGAGCAACGAGCGCGGGCGATGGCCGCGGGTGCCAACGTTTCGAGCAACCTATCGAGCCAGAGCAGCTCGGCGGATGGCGCGGCCACCATTGCCGCACTTCAAGATGCCTTCAAGGCCCGCGGCGCGGATGTCGGGGTGTATCCCGGCATTGTCAATGGAACGACGTTGCACCAACTCGTCATGTCCGAGAACAACGGAATCGGCCCGGCAATCGACGAAGTTTATAACTCGAAAACGAACATCAGCGAATGGGTGCTCGTCAATTTCCAGTTCGACGACATGACGGGCTATATCGATTCGAACGAGAAGTCGGAGATGGTGGATCGCTTCAAAAACGAACTGCTGATCTACGTGGAACGAGAGTATATGAAAGGGCGGGTGGTATTCGCCGCCCTCCCGATCATGTCGTGCGCTCCCGATAAGGTAGTCAGTTCGGTCGACGCAGCCGGACGCGCTGTTTTGACGACGTATCCGACCGCGTCTAAAGCGCTTTATCGAGCCATTGAAGTGGCTGCGAATAACAACGTCTTTCCGGTTGATACAGTTGGCGGTACGTCTCAGCCGGATGTCGCGCACATGGGCGCCGATTGCAGTACGCCGGATAAGGTCGCGCAAGACGCTCAGATCGCGAGCATCGTCGATCCGCTGGTTGAGCGCTACAAGGTAGCGCTCGATACGATCAACAAGTGCAAGTACAACCGCGAGGCCATCCCGGAAGAAGGGCGGTCCGCGCAATGCTGGGGTATCGAGCCTGTTAAGAAATAATGCTTGTTGCCCCGGTCGCCCGGCCGGGGCTTTGCCTCCAAAATCGGGTGCATTGCTTTTATCCAACTCCGGTGTTCGCGGAATTACGGATTTGGATTCCTGTCATGTCTGACAGGGTGGTTCCGGCAATTTCCCCCGTGCTACATTCCATCGAAAATTTCCTTGTGGAGAGTTCGACATGGGGTTTGCGTTTATTTGCGAGGGGGACACGACCACGCATGGGGGGCGTGTGGTCGGCTGTAACGTCGCTAACACGGTTCATGGAAGGGCAATCGCATTGCTTGGCGACATGGTGACGTGTCCGCGGTGTGGTGGGATTTACCCGATCGTCAGCGTAAAGCGCGAGTTGAACATGACGTTTGGTGACAGGCCGATTGCTACAGACGGAGACAAGACCGCGTGTGGGGCAACGCTTATCGCGTCGCAAGGCTTCGCCACGGTTGCCCCTACATCAGGGGCCGCTGGCGGCAATTCGATCGGCGGTGGGAAGAGCGTCGTCCCGCAGTCGATGTCACGAGGGCCGGACAATCTATACCGTGGGCGCTTCCAGGTATTTGACGAGACGACTGGAAAACCGATCGCGAACCATCCCTACGTTCTGCAAACAGCGGACGGCCGGACAATATCCGGCCAGACCGACGCCGACGGCTATACGCAGTGGCACGAGGCAAACACGGCTGGATCGTTGCAATTTTCAGCCGAGTCGACTCAGGGGCCGGGCGAAGGCGGTGTTTTATGAGTGGTCGTGCCTACGGAGCCAACTCCGGTCAAGGTGGCATGTCGCCGAAGGGCGAAACGACGCCCGTGCGTCTTCGGCCCGCTACGCCCGACCCGGTCGATAAAAATGTCATCTGCAAGGCCGTTTGTGTATGCAGTCGAGAGCCAGACACTGGTGCATCGGGCCAAAGCCTCAAGCAGCAGTGCGTTTCGCGCAACCTGCGCGACGTGGATCGGTCGATGGGGTGGAAGAGCCCGTACAAGTCGGAAGTCAACTACGACATGACACAGATCCCTCCGTCGCCGATCATGCGCTCCGCGTCTCCCTTGGAGCCGCACCCTTACTTGCCAGGCTGGATTCAAAAATACTGGCCTGGCGGGAAAGATGCGTATCCCGCTCGCGCCGGTGCTGTTCGGCGCCCCGACGTGGTGATTGTCAAGGACGGATCTCTGCCGCCAACTCAGGACAACATCAAGAGCGTGGTGGAGATTAAATTCCCGCCTCAAGAAAGGGATCGCGAGCAAGAGGACGACTACGCACGCATTGCCGGTTCGCCCGAAAAGGTTGCGACTATGGGCCCCGGCGACTGTGACTGCTCCGACGATGACGCCAATGAAAGTCCGCTCCGAGCGGTTTCTGAGGCGCTCTCCGAACTCGGGCGTTCCCTGCGTCAACTACTTAACCGCAGTCCTGCTTCCCCGCCTGGCATGGGTGGTTTGCCGTTGCCGCCGCCCCCCATAGTCGTTCCATAATTGAGCCTTCCTAGCATCGACGCGAATATGGATCAGAATTTTCTCGAATGGGCAAAGGCCAATCAGGGCAAAGCGCTGGTGCCCAATGGTCTTTTGGAACCTCGCTACGCAACCGGTGGAATCGGAGCGGCCGTCGTCGTGCGCGCGTCGCTCTATTTTGAGCGTGCATTCGATCCCGCCGTCCGCGCGGCGGTCGCCGACTGTTTCGACGACTACTGTGCTGTACCCGAATGCAAATTGACGTTCCTATGGAGTAACGGGAAGGCGGCGCAGCCGTTCGCGCGAGCCAAGCCTCTGCGTGCAGCAGCCAGTAAGCTCGGTCCTGAGGACCGTTTCGACTTCTGCTACGTTGGCGGGGAGCAAGCCTCGGACGCAAGTTTTTGGAGATTCGAGGTCGTGGGTCAGCGCCAGTGGCAAGAGAAGATGGGCAATCGCGGTCTCAACTCCCTTGCGTTCTCATGGCCGGTTGTGGCTGTCCAAGAGAACCCCGATGCCTTCGCAAAACTGTTCTTTGATGCTGCGCGCCGCTTAGATGCCGTTCAAGGTCAGGCGGGCTTCGCCGTCAACCTTTCCCCGACCGCTCCTCACGAGAATGAGGCGACGGAATACTGGATCGCGCAAATTATGCCGGGGCTCGATGTCGGCGACCCCGGATCGACTTCAGCCCGCGATCTGAAGGGCAAAATTAAATCCGTCAATTGGCTGACAGCCATCGGCAAGCCCATGTTGGACACCGTCGGCGGTGTTCGCGCGCTGACGTCGGAACTCCCTCCGAATTGGTTTGCCATTGGTGATTACGGTGCCGGCGTTATCGTCCGTGCGGGCGTATTGCCTGAGTCGGGTCTCTCCGAGCGCGAGGAGCAACCCCCGTTCTTGCCACCGACCTACGTCGTCCTCGATAAGGCACTGCGGCGCGTGCGAGCGGAAAGCATGGACATTCTTCAGCGCGGCACGGTCAACGCCGGCGCGCCGGTCTACAACACGCGCGAATCAACGGCAGCGTGGCTGCGCCGCTTCGAGGTGGGCGACGACGAATTGCTCAGTGCGAAGGCTGCGATTCTCAAAACGCCGCGTTTGCCCAAAGGCTCGATTCCGAGCAGTAGTGGCGATCCAGTCTGATGCATCGGCAGTTCGCCGCGCCGCTCCCGTTTTGGGCGGGCAGTAGGTGGCCGGCGAGAGTGGCGTTCGCCACAGTCGAGCAGGTATTCGCATCTCATCGGGAAAGTTCTGGTCGTTCATCTTTTGTCCCTGCTACGTGATGCGATAGAACGCCTCTTCGCCGCGCTCGACTTCAAGGATGCGCTTTAACTGGTCGAGCGCGAATAGCTCCATCCCACGTTTCTCTGCCTCAGCTCGAGCTGCGTCGACGAGCTTTTGCGATTTTCCAACAATGTTGTTTCGCAAATATGCGATCTCGAGAGCCATGCGTTGCTCGAGCGTATGCCGGCCGACCTTCTTGCCTTCCTCGAGACGCCATTTTTCGCGCAGTTCAGCCCACGTTACCCGCTGAAATTGCGGGACTGATTTCGGCGATGCGCCGGGCGGCGCGTCGTCTGGCGACTCCCAGCGCTTAGACTTGAGCTCTTCGCGGGCACGCCACTCGTCCGAAAAGGGCGCGACCGGTTCTCGCATACGGGCGAATGGGGCGGCACGATCGATTTCCTTCTCGACAATGTAGCCAAGCCTCCGTAGCGGCGCCCCATACTCGAGCAACGACGGGTCAATTGCGCGCGCCCGCCGCGACGCATCTGCGATGCAACTGCGGAGCTCCCACAACGTGAGGCGTTGGTGCTGGACTTCGAGAATCAGCCGTTGGACGTCTGCATACGTGCAGCGCGTCCACCACTCGGTCATCTCGGGTAGCTTGGGCGGGTTGAACGGTGGCAGGATCATTTCGTAATATGAGAAAACCTGTAATTTTATACAGTATATCTTGGACTATGATGAAGTGATCCATCCCCCGAAAAGAGGTGCCGTCGTGTGCACCAACTATCGCGCCCCCGACGAAGATCCGGGTATCAGCGAGCTACGGCTTGGTCTGATCGATCTATGGAAGAGAACGCCTTGGGAGTCGGAGATTTACCCGGACTATCTCGCGCCTACGGTGGCGCTGATCGACGGGCGCGTCGAGGCGTTCCTTGCGGGGTTCGGCTACTGGCCGCGCGCCTTGCAGAAAGCGAACATCGAGAGAGCGAAGGCCGAGGGCAAAGTGCCGCCGATCATGCGTAGCACGATGAACGTGCGCGACGACAATCTCGGGCGATCGCCGCTTTACGGGCCGGCATGGCGCGCGGGGCACCGCTGTTTGATTCCGGCGCAGTGGATTTACGAACCGTGCTACGAGACCGGTCGAAATGTCTGGCATCGAATCGGCCTGACGAGCTGGCAGCCCTATTGCGTTGCAGGGATCTGGCGTACGCTGACGGGCGCGGATGGGAACGATCTGCACACGATGGCGATGATCACCGTCAACGCCGAGGGCGATCCGCTCATGTCACGCATGCATAAGCCCGGAGACGAAATGCGATCGATCGTCATACTCCGGCCGGATGATTGGGAAGAATGGCTCTCGACCGGAAATATCGACGCCGCGCGCGCTATGTTGCAGCTTTACTCGGCCGATGAACTCGTTGCGGTCCCAAAATAG